TCAAGCCTCTGGCGGCAATCGGGGGAACTCGTGCACGCACGGCTCGTCCTTGAGCTTTTCGCGCAGCGTGTCGAGGATCGCGCCCTGCGGCCCAGGCAGTGTGCCGAGCATGCGCTGCAGCTGGTCGGCGTACAGCACCAAGGCGCGCATCCGCTTGACCTCCCACAGCAACGCGCGCACGTCGGCCGAGTGCAAGTTGCGCGCCTGGATCTCGATCAGCGTTTCTTTCGTCAACGGCGGCTTGAATCCCATATGGCACCAATACTGTGTTTTTATACAGTATATCAGGCGCACCTATGCACCCTGAATGGTCGCGCACGGCAACTCGTGACACCCGCTTCCTGCAGTCGTAAGCTCATCCCATCATGAGGATGCGAGGGTGCTCACATGGATACGATGCTCGACCTTTACCAGGTTATCGCGGAGCGCGAAACTGGCTTCTGGATCACGCTGCCAGTACCGACAGGCCAGACCGTCTCACGCGAAGAGTGGCTTCGCCTAAACCAAGCAGACCCCGACCACTGCCAGATCATCGCCTTCGCCCCGGATGCAGAACTTCCACTTCAGTCCATGACGGATGAAGTTGTCGTCGAGCAGGCCCTCGCGGTGACCTGGTCGGATGAGACGCTTCATTAACGTCCGGGCGATGGCGCGACATTCATTGCTGACTGCCAGCGCTTACGCGCGCTACAGGTCATCCCTTGCTCTCGACCGGTTCATCCTTGCCGAGAATGACGAGACGCGCCGTGCCGCCATCAGGTGGGCGCGGGCATGGGCGGCCCGCGCGCGCCTCTCCCCTACTTTCTTCGGCAGCCGGCAATGACCACCTCAAGCTTCAGGTAACCCTTCCAGGCCGTAACGTCGATCAGCGCTGCCGCGGCATGGCATTGCAGCCTGTGTCGCCGGACAGGGTACCGCCTGGCTACCCCTTCCATTTCGATACATTGACGGGAAAGCTTCCGGTCAGTCAGGCCGCCTTGCTCTCTTCGGCCATCAGCGCCAGCGCCGCGCGCGTTAAGAAATTACCGTGATTTCATGGTGCAACACATGATTTAATGCACACTGCATATCTCATCCACTAAAATATGCGGATGAAAGAATGTGTGAGTTTTTGATCCGTTTTTTACTGTACATTAGCTGAGCTGCAGGATTTCATTCATAACAGAACCATAGAGCCAATTAATGAATAAGTGGAAAATTTTAGTATTAATCTCTGCATTTCTTAGCATTCAGAACTTACCTTTAGCCCAGACTTCAATCCCCCGCCCAATTATCGAAATAAAAGGTCCGAAATGGATATCCGGAACTCAGTCGGTAGTTACCTGTAAGCGTATCGGAGATAACGAAGACTGCGTAACATCAAAAGTTCCGACGGCTTTCGGGGATATGATTGGCATTTTGCGATTAAAGCCGATTCGTAATGCCACAACATCATGGCTGGCATTCACAAAGAAAGCAATAGTTGTCTGCGGCATGCAATTCTCGAATAAGAAAATTGTGTGCGCACCCGTCAATGAATCGACGTCTGATCTGCCTCTGTATTATCCCAAAACACGTGAACAGCTTGTTGATACTGTAAAGTCTTTCGAGCAGTTTCAGCCTTCTTTTTCAGCTGCTGGGAAGCAAGTTGCAAACGCTTTGGCGCCTGTTGGAAAGAAGATAGTGGGAGAAGTTTCTACTATGAGCGATAGGGAAGATGGAAGCGACTGCGGTGATGGATGCGACGAAGATATGCCAATCGTCTATGTTGATGGGCCAAGTCCTGGGGATAGCGGTGGAGGCGGCTGGGGCGACAGCGGTTGGGGAGATTGGCCAGGTGGGAACGGTGGGCCACGGACCCCTCCAGACAACATCGATCCAGAGACTGGTCTGCCGATTCAACAAGTTTTCGTATATCCGCCTCCACCGAAGTGGCCAACAGACGTCAGCTGGTGCAGCCTCACTGGGCTTTTCTGTGCGAAAACTACTGAAATTACTCCACCCAGCCCTGAGGCATGCGAACGCGCGCTTAAAATCTGTTACGAAGAATGCACTAGCATATACGTTTTCAACCCAGAACACCTTCCTGGAAGCGGACCTGACTATCCCTCACGATATCGGGTTTGTGTGCGGCAGTGCATGGGCAACCACGGCTGCAAAGATTATTAAATCGAAAGGGTATTATGGAAAAGCAATTTGCTGTTGATCTTATGAAAGAAGTGATAAAACTAAGTGCACAACTTAACGTAATCGCACATAAGATCGAAGAAATAAATACACCAAGCGAAACGTTAATTAGTAGGAGAAATATTGCAAGTATGATGGCTGCTACTGATGAAAATCTTTTCCGGCCCATTTTACGAAAATATCCGGAACTAGAACCTCATCAATAAATAACGGTTTGCCGTATGGCTAGTGGCTTAAATATAAGTATTAGTATGCTAGCCATCGTTCAATGGCTGTCGATGGAGCGGCTTGATAGCAAATTTTTCGGGCACCCAGCGATGATCACTTCGAGCTTGATGGCGTAGCCCTCCCACGCCGCCGAGTCAATCAGTGCCGCCTGGGCTGCCGCCTTGTCGCCCGGGTAGGTGCCGGCGCCGAACCTGTTCACCGGGCGCGCCGGCACCGCGCCCACGCAGCCGACCGTGACCGGCATCGGGATTTTCTGCGGCTCGTTAGCGCAGCCCGCAAGCAGCAGACACAGGATCAGCGCCCTCACTTCCAGCCCTCCCAAGCCTCACGCATCACGCCGCTACAGTCCGGCGCCTGGCTGGCGGCCACGGCGGCGGCCCGGTCCTTGGCACGCGCGATGGCGGAGGCGGCGAACTTCTCGGCCACCTGGCGGCGCTCGTCGGCAGCAGCCTTTGCATCGCCGAGGCGCGCCATCGCTGCAACCTGGTCGTCGAGCTTGCGCTCGGCCGCAACGCGCTTGTCGATCTCGCTGGCCAGCGCACGCTGGTGCACTCCGTCCAGCCGCCAGCCGTTGACGACGGCGCCGGCGGCAGCCGCGCCGGCCAGCACCAGAGCGAGCGCCGCGGCGCCGGCGGCGAGCCGGTACTTCGTCAGGGTGATGTCGATCATGGGTAGGCCTTCCAGGTAAGCTGGAAGTGCGGGCCATCCCTCATTTTCCAGTCCCCGCCCCATTCGATCGGCACTCCCAGCTCGGCCGCCGCCACCTTCATGGCCTTGGCCAGCTTCGGGTAGAGCGGCCAATCCCAGCGCACTTCGGCGCCGACCATGGCGGCTAGGTCGACCGCGCACGACATGCCGCACTTGTTCGCCGTCGGCAGGTGGCGCGAGCGCGAGGTCTGCGAGGCACCGGCGGCGACCAGCTGCTGCTGGCGCGCGGCGGTGCGCACGCCCTCGGTCACCATGAAATCGACCTCGGTCAACTCGATGGCGCGCTTGACGACCTTGACCAGGTCAGGGTGGACGCCGGCCAGGCGCGATATCGAGCGCGCGCTGAGGCGGAAGTTATTGGTTGCCATCGGTCGTATCCTTCGGTGCGGGGGTTGGTGGAAACTTGCTGTCGGCCCAGGCGCTGAACTTGGTCTCGAGCTTGAACAGCGCGCGGCTGCCCATGTGCGACGTGATGCCGACCAGGGCCGGCGCCAGGTCGGACGAGAAGCCCTGCCACTGGCAGAGCTTGAAGGTGATGATCCCCACCAGGGCCGAGGTGGCCAGCTCGCCAACGAACTCGGTGAAGTTCCAGGCCCGCACGTGGCCGGCCTTCAGCTTCTGGTAGAACGAGACGAAGCCGCCGAGCAGCGACAGGCCGATCACCCAGGCCCAGGTGAGGATGCTGGCCCAGTCGCTGGGATGGCCGGGAGGCTGCGGAGGTTTTTCGAGCATTGGGTGCCTTTTCGGTGGGCGTTAAAAAGCCCGCATTTGCGGGCTGGTAGGTGGAACTTGCGGCGGCCGTCGCATTCGTACGACCGGCCCTTTCGGGTAGTCGGGCATATGGAGGTCGATCGGGCGGACGCGCTTCATCACGGCCGGGTCGAACAGCCGCAGGCCGCCGGCCAGCAGGATCGCGAACGTCAGATCGCTGCACCACCACTTGCTGTCGTCGGTCCAGTCTTCCGAGTAGGTTAGCGGGATGCCGACGGCGCCGGCGAAGTCGTAGCCCTTCCCCACTTGGGCCTCGGCGAAGGCGCGCGCGGCGTCGATGTCGGGCACCACCACCGGCATATCCCGATAGATGACGATGCCGGCCATCAGCTGGTCGACCGTGCCGGCCCGGCAGCCGTGCGTCATGGAGGCCTCGTAGGCGCGGTCGCCGATGATCGTGATCGAGTGGCTGAACTGGCGCGAGCCAGCGCAGACGCCGACCGCGAGGCTGATCGGGTTATACGGCCAGCGGCTGGTGAGCCGGACCGTGATGATTCCAGGGCGTGGGTGCATCAGATCTCCTCGATCTCAAGGGTGGTTGAGTAAGCGCCGGCGAACTGGTAGGCGATGTCGGAATCCTTCGTACGGCGACCATAGACCGTGAAGTCGCGCTCGAGCTCCAAGTCCGGATGATCGGGGAACACGCTCAGCAGGATCGGGTAGGCGCGGCTGTTGCGCACCAGCGCCAGAAACCTGGTCCGGTCCGCCTCCGGCATCGCGCGCAGGTCGACCGGCACTTTGCGGCTGATCGTGCCCGGATCGGCCAGCTGGTCGCCTGCGGAGCTGCGCGCCACATCGGTACGGTCGATCACAGACACGGAGGTCGCGGACGCGTTGTACTGCGGCGACCAGACCGGCCCGGTCACCAGGCAGGCGGCCTCGATGTAGCCCTGCAGGTTGCCAGAATCAGCCACGTCGACGATTAGGGTCGAGGCGTTGACCTCACTGAACCAATGCCGGGCGCACGCGCCACCACCGTAAGCGTAGGCGCTGGCAGCCTGCGCGGCCGTGAACCCGCGCGGGCGCAGCGCCGGCGCCGGGCAGGCAGCGATCCAGCCGCTGTCGTAGCCATACCCTTTCTGCCAGGTGTCGATATATCCCGTCGGCCGCGTCGCTATACCGCTGGTATTGTTCGGGTAATACGAGGACAAGGCACCGTATTCGAACTGCGCCCCCCAGATGTAGAAGCCGCTGTTTGCCGTCCCGGTGTACAACAGGACAAGCACATTGCTAGCGTTGAGGGTGGCGCTCGTCACACGTGCCACGATGTTGCCGGCGGCCGTCGTTGTCCGCGACGCGTAAATGCGATACCACCCTCCGCCCAGACTCACCGTGCCAAAAGTCCAGCCACCATCCACATCAACGGCAACCGTTCCGGTGCTCAGGTCGAAGAAGGCTCGCGCAGCAAACGGCGCCGCAGTGTTTGCCCCGTTATCAAACTTCAGACTGACCAGGCTGCGTTCGGCGGCTTTCACCATGAACGACACCGTAACCTTCTGATTAGCCGGAACCGCCCATGTCTGGCTGAGGTAATGCTCAGCCGTGCTTGCGGCTTCCTTGAACTTCTCGACGCTCGCCCCGGACGGTGATTTCACACCTGCGGCGTCGCCCTCGGTGGTCCCGACTGTGCAGTTTTGCTTTGCCCACAGGGTGTTGCTGAAGCTTTCGCTGTACTTGGCATAGTTGTTCGTGCTGCCCTCGGACGTGGCACGCACGCGCCATTGGGCGGTCGGCGACAAGTTGCAGAACGGGAGCGCAACGCACCCGATCGGCTCCGCCTCGGCCCAGGTGGCGGTATAGGTGACAGCCATGCCGGCCGCGCGGTGCACGCTGGACTTCTTGTCGCTGGCCAGGTTGGCCGCCGCCAGGCCGCCGGCCGTGGTTGACGCGACGAGCGAAGCCGCACGCGCGATCGCGTTATCAGAAACGATTCTCAGGTTGGGCATGCTATTCCGTGGTGGTGGTGGTGTTCATCTGCAGGGCCAGCGCCTGCATGTCAGCGTGCATGTCGGCCACGATGGCCGCGACCTCGCCGGCCGAGGTGGCGTGCCTTGCGTCTTCCTTGTTCATCAGGCGTAAGTCGCGGATCGTGTCGAGGATGCTGTACCAGCCGTCGGCCGTGGCCAGGATGTCGTCGCAGGCTTGGCGGTTCGTCCAGCCCTCGCGCCACTTCGCCGCGGCCCAGCCGCGCACGCCGCGCGGTGCCGGCGCCTCGTCGCTTTCCGGGTAGCCGGCCTCGCGCCAGGCGCGAGCCTGGGCTTCGACGCGGCGGTACTCCTCGGTCTGGGTGGTCATGCGGTTGATGACGGATAGGCGCAGGGCCTCGCCGGCGGCATCGATGGCGTCGATGGCTGCGGTCTTTTCGTCGTCGAGCACCGAGTGGTCTTCCCATTCGACGGCCCCGTTGCGCAGATAGGCTACTTCGGTATCGCGGCGCCCCACCCGCGTGAACTCGCCGTCAAAGGCCACGATTGTTTCGCCAGGACAGGATGAGAACACAGGCGTTGTTGGGCCATTGTTCGGATTGTCGATCCAGCCTGACGCAGAGATAACACCGTCTTCGCGCACAAATAAAATATGCTGTTGGCTCATTTCGTACCTCGCTTAAGCGCCGTTGCCGTAGCCGACGAGGCACCGAATAGACCGGCTGACCACTGCGCCGCTGCCCTCGTCAATAAGTACCAAGCCGATGTTTACCGATACCGTGATGTTCTGCCCACGACAGCGGAATGAGCAGCTAGTGGCCGATGGATCGCTAGTCATCATCGCGTCGCCCTCGACTACGGTCAGTGACCATTGGTAACGCAGATTGCCGACTGTACCCGACACCGTGGCGAAGGCCGTAAAGTTCTCGTAGTTGAACGTGTTTGCCCGATTGCGCTGATTGGTAAAAGACAACGTGGCACTGAGCGATACTTGAATACGCGCGTTGTACAGGATCGTGTTGTCCAGCGTTAGTTGCCTATTTACCAAAGAGAAGCCCGGTGCGAGGATTGTCCCGTCAGATCTAGCCTCAAGGAACGCACCCTGTCCGGTGATGTTGTTCCCTAGCAGGATGCCTTCAGGTCCGAAGTAAGAGCCTCTTCCACCCGGCGCGGGCCATCCCCAGCCATTAATATCGCCGGTTGCAATATAGCCCCTAGCTCTCAACGAGTTGCAGTAAATGTCACCATTTCGCTGCATTAGCCAACCTGCCCCCCTCGTGTCCGTGTACCCGTTCCATGTCGTGCTGAAGATGTCCCCGCCGATCTGCGTGTTGCCGATGGCGCCTGGAGCAACGTAGTTATTGATGGTGCGCCAATCGAGAACGACATCATTCCACGAAGTTTTTATCTTGCCGCGCTCCAACTTGACGTCATAGATCAGCAGCTGGGATGCACCCGCCCCGGTAAAGATGCGGATCTGACAGTTATCCAGGCTTGCCTGTGTCGCAGTGCGGAAATGGACCTCGTATTCACGCATCCCAGGCTCGACCCGAACAACGCCTTCAGGCAGATCGTCGGGGAAGAGGTCACAAATCACATCGCGGGGACCTCCAAGGCCGTCATTTGTAGCCTTGAAACTTAGCGTGTAGTCGGTATTGTGGTTAAGCTGAAAGGTCCGCGACCTCATTAAGGCGAAGTCGGAATTTGGGAAGACCTTATGAATCCCGTTCTGTGCGTAGCCCGGTGGCGCGGCTGTATCAACGTGAGTCCACGCGGCACCTTCATTGATCCACAAGTCGACGCGTTCGAGAATATTTGGGTTGCTCTTCGTCTGTTCCGACAGAGGGGCATTGGCTGCGATAACGATCGAGCCGTCCGGGGCCCGAAGATCAAGAGTCCCGGCCTTGATTGCAGAGCCAAGTATCGTTCCAGATACGATTAGGCCGCCCGGGATCACTACCCCGGTTTCGATCCAAGCCGAGCCCGTCCAACGTTTCTCCATGGCGTACGTGCTGCTGCTGATCGTGACGACGTCGTTCAAAACCGGAGTACTGCCTGGGCAGGCAGCCTGCGCAATGACATCGGACCAGGTCGAGCCGGTCGCATAGTAGTGGCCGGCGCCGCGCATGCCCGGTGCGCCTGGCGTGCCGGTACCGGACGCGCCGTCGCGCAGCACCGGGATCAGGATCGAGCGCTTGAACTCGTCGCCGTTGCTGACCACGGTCGCGGTGACGATGGCCGTCTGGCCGGCGTAGGTGACGTCGACGCTGCGGCCTGCAGCATTCGACAGCGTGGCGCCGACTGCGCTGAACGTCACGGCGTCGTCCAGGCCGAACAGCTCGGCTGTGACGGTGACTACGCTCAGGTCAGCCTGCCCGGCTGCGGTCACGTGGAAACCGGGCGCACTGGTCGACAGGTTGATCCAGGCGTTTTTCGGATTGACGATCCGCACCGTGGCGGCCTGCAGGATGGCGTCGCGGTCGTTCAGTACTGCGCTCATACGAGGAAGCCCACTTTGACGCGCCCGGTGTTCCAGTCGGGCGCGAGTGAAATAACGATGCCGGAGACGCCGGCGGTCATGCCGAAGCGCGGACTGAAGACGGTCACCGCCTGGCCCAGCTCGAGCTGCAGGAGCTCGGGCACGCCGTCGAACTCGTAGGTCGTGCGCGGCACCTTCCACAGGTCCAGGCGCCGCTGCGCCTCGGCGTCGGCGTCGGCCCGGGTCAGCAGCATCGTGTCGATCTGCACCGGCTCGGCGTTCAGGCGGTAGGTGGCCAGCGTCGCCGCATCGGTCTTGGTCGTGGTCAGCCACTCTTCGGTGAAGAGCGCCTTATGCGACTCGGGCAGGTTGGCCAGCGTGCCGGCATCCTGCACCGTCCAGTTCTTGGCGAAGCCTAGCTTCACGGCGCCGACCACGTCGGTGCGGCCGGTCGGCTGCAGCGCGCCGTCGACCATGTGTTCCGGACGGATCACGAACGGCGTGCCGGTACCGGGGAGTGCGACCTGGATCAGCCGCATCAGGCCCAGGCGCGACATCACCAGCTGCGCGCCGAGGCTGCCCAGCAGCATCTGGCACGCGGCCAGCACGTTGAGCCGGTCGGTCGAGTAGAGCCCCATCGGCTGCGGGTGAGCCGCGTCGAAGGCAGCGATGTTCGCCAAGTCCAGGTCGGCATCGGTGAAGCGGTCGGCTGCCTTGCCGTACCGGGTGGCCAGGCGCCTGCACATCGTAGCCGCGGTGTCGCAGTAGCCGGAGCCGTTGTCGCCCTTGACGGACAACGTCACGGCGCCGGCCGGCGTCGATTCCAGCATCACGGTACCAGCGGCCGCGTTCGACGTCATCGCCACCGGTGCGCCGTTGTCGCGCGCCTCGTTGGCGATCACCCCTTCCGCCGACGCACAGTGGTAGCCGTAGGTCAGTGTCGCCGGGTTGATCGGCAGCGGCGTGATGTTCGACACCTGGCCGATTGCGAACGGCAGCAGCGAGTCCTTCTGCTCGGCATCACCGCCGAGCTTCGCCTCGGTGATGGCCGTGTTCAGGCGCTGCAGCTTGTCGCGCAGCTTCAGGAGCAGCGCGCTCCTGCCGCTGGACGCGATGTCGGCCACGATGCCGTTGAAGATCATCCGGAAGTCGGCGCGCGGCCAGCGGATATCGCCGATGTACGCGCGGATCTCGCGGTTCTTCCACACGAACCCGGCGCCGGCCCAGGCATCGCGCACGCCCGCGGTGTTGTCGATCTCCAGGTCGCCGGTCGAGAGCGCGCCGTCCCCTTCGAGCGACAGGCGCTCGGTGAACAGCGTGCCCACGGTGGCGATCGGGAGGTATTGCGTGTTGGCCGGATTGTCGGCGGGCGACGTGGTGTAGGACCTGGTCGCCATGTAGACCATGGTTTCCACGCCATTCACTCGCGCCGCCGCCTCGATCAGGACGCAACGATACGCGGCCGAGCTTTGCAGCCAGGCCAAGAATTGAGCATCGGTCATTCAGGAAGAACCCTCACTTCGGTTGTTGCGGCGGCCCTCACTGCCCCCGCGACTTTGTCAGCCGTCTGCTCGCCGGCACCGCGGGTGGCCGCGATCATGGCCCCGGTCTGGCCGTTCTGGTCTGCGCGCAGGCCTGCCACCTCCGTGCGCAGCGCCTTCACCTCGGCCACAAGCGCCTCGGTGTTTGCCGTTCCGTATGAGCTGTAGGGCATCGCCACCGGTGGCGGTGCCACAACTGCAGTCAGCGGCATGGTGTTCTTGCCCATGACCGTATTCAGCTGCAGGATCGCCTCGCGGACAGACAGCACCGACTTCTCGACATCGATCAGGCCCTTGACGGAGAGCTTGAGCGCCTCCAGTTGGGCCTTGCCGACGTCGACCTGGGCACTGGCCCAGCGCTCCGCCTCCGCCGTTGATGCCTGGGCGAAGTCGAAGTCCGCACGGTACTGGCTGCTGCTGGCGTAGACCGCCCGCGACGCAGTCAGGAACGCATTGAACGCGCCCTGGTACTGCGATTGAGCAGCCTCATCGCCGCCGCGCGCCGCCGCCAGCACAGCTTCGTACTGGGCCTTCGACTCCGCATACTTCTGCTGAGGCGTCAGCGGCGACAGGCCGCCGAGCAGCGCGTTGTCACGCAGGCTCTTCAGGCTTGCGGCGAACGACGACATCCGGTTGATGGTCGCGTCGATCGCGTCGCTCTCGGCCTTGTACGCATCGGTCAGCGCCGACTTGGCGTCGGCCAGCGTCACGGTCGTGTCCTCGATCGCCGGGTACAGCTGGGCGAACGCCTCCTGCAGATCCATCAGCGCGACAAACTGCTCACGCTGGGCCTGGTTGGTCTCGTCCAGGCCAAGCACGTACTGCTTGAACGCATCACGCGACTGCAGGGCCGACAGGCCCATCGCCGCCAACTGAGAAGTGACGTACTTCTGAACTGGCGCCAGGCGCTCCGCCTCGGTCAAGTAGTTCTCGGCGAACGAAGACGCCTTGCCGGCCAGCTCATCAAGGCCGCCAGCCAGGGACAGCAGGTCCTCGCGCGCGGCGATACTCGCGATCCCGGTGGCGCCAAACGACTTGCCGATGCTGGCCAGCACGGCATCCAGGCCAGCGTAGTTCGACGCCACACGCGCTAAGGTTTCCAGCGCACCTTCGCCAACCTGCTGGAACTGGGTGATCCCGGCCACGCCGAAGCTGGCCAGGTCGTCGCCAATCTTCGAGAAGACGGCAGACAGCTCCTTCTGGATTTCCTCACCCGACAGGCCCTTCAAGCTCACCTTGCCGATATCGACAACGAAGCTGTTCAGCTGCGCTGTAAAAGCATCCCCACCAATGCCCAGCAATTTGCCGGCCTCGAAGACGGTGTCGTAGAGCGAGGTCAGGATCGTTCCGATCTGACGATTTCCCTCGACACCGAGGCTTTCCGACTTGCTCGAGTATTTGTCGCTCCGGAACCACCCGCCGTCCTTCTTGATGTCGGCGTACTGCGACGCGTTGACGCCGCCGGACAGGATGCTGCCCAGATTTGCGCGCCCCATCGTGAAGCCCGAATCCGCGACTGTTTGCTTTCCCCCGAAAATGCTGGTGCCCACCTTATCGAAGATGTTTCCGAGAACAGGAATCTTCGCCAGGACAGAGCCGACGATCATGCCACCAAGCCCCCAAGAGGCAATGCTCTTGCCTAGACCGTTGCTGGTGTTCAGCGTGCCTACATCTGGATTGGCGATGTCAGTCGTGCGCACAAGCAGAGACGAGAAACTATTGATCCCTGCCTCGATGTTGCGCAGCGATCGCAGCATGCCAGTGCTGATGCCCAGCTCTTTCGACGCCAGCGACTCCATGATGTCGAGCGACTTGGCGATGGACTCGGATTTGTCGTCCGAACCCAGCAGCGACCCGGTGCCCTGAGCCTTCTGGCGCGATTCCGACACGCTTGCACCGCCGTTGCCGATGCTGCCAATAGCAACGCCCAGCCCGGCCACGATTGCCGCCATAGCGGCCATTCGCCCGAACGCAGTGTACGGATCGCCGCTACCTTGACTGAGCACGGCCGAGATACCCTTCGGCACCAGCTCGGCCAGCGTCATCGCCAACTCGGCCGCGTGAAACACCTGCGACGCGGCTTGCAGCGCCTTGTAGCCCTTGCTCTGTTCTCCGAAGAAACCGGCCGCTGCGCTGGTCATGGCGCCGTAGCCGGCCAAGCGATTTTTCGCGCTCTCTTGGTTGAGCTTGTCGATGGTCTCTAGGTGCTTGACCTCGGTGATGTCCTTATTGCGGAGCAGCAGGTCGGCATTACCGCGTTCCTCTGCGATTTTCGCCTGACGCTTGCCGAATGCATCCAGGGCGCCGGTCATCTTCGTGATCGAGTCGCCGGCGGTGCCGAATGCCTCGCGCAGCGCTTCGCCGAACGTCTGAGCCCGGGCCGGGTCGAGGAACTCCTTGAGGCTGTCCTTGGCCTTCTTGTTGGCGTCCGCAATTCCATCGCTCACGGCGCCCTGCTGCTTAAGCATAGCCAGCTTGCGCAACTCTCCGGCCTGTTCACGGTAGAGCGCCGCCGTAATACTACCGGCCTCCACCGCTTCCAACTGTGCTGCGGTTTCCTCTTTCAGGGTGGCGATCCCGAGCATGCGCTCCGCCTGGAGAGCGGCCACGGCCTCCTTGCTCAGGCCGATTTCTTCGTTCGCCAGCTGCTGGGCCTTTACCTGGTCCTGCAGGCCGATGAGCTCGGCACTCGCAGCCTTGACGCCCTGCATGTACAGGTCCTGACTGGCTTGTGCGCGATTCCGCTGGGCGGTCGCCAGATCAATCTCAAGTTGCCTCTCTCGACTGATGCGCTCCTCGCTGATTTTAGCGATTTGCCCTTCAAGATCGATCTGCTCGCGGCGGCTGTTAATCTTTTGGCGTGTAAGCGAAAGCTGCTCCTGAAGTCCGCGTTTCTCGCCGTCCAGATCGGCCAGGCCAACAGCCGCAGAGCGTCGAAGCGCCTCATCTTCCGTGATCTCACCCGCATCGCGCTGCGCCTGAATCTGGGCGAGCGCACGTTGGCTGAGAGCATCTTCCAACTCGCCGCGCTTCCGAAGCGATGTGATACTTGCATCAATTCCAGTCACGAAGACGTCGTTGTACTTGCGGCGGATGACCGTGAGACGCTCCTGAATCTGCGCATCGCTGACACCGTTCTCCCGCCCCTTTGTCTCTTCCGCCAGCAAATCTCGCTTCAGCATATCTTGCCGAGTCAGCAAGAGATTTTTCTCGCCTGCCCACTGCTTGAGCAGTTCTTCGCGCTTGAGTGATTTTTCTTGAGCCTCTCCGATGCGCCTCTCATCTTCGATTCCGCCCTGCAGTACATTGCGGCGCTCGACCAAAAGTGCGATTTCATTGCGAAGACCTTTGGCGATATCGGAGTCGCCATCCCCGTCGGCCTCGCGCTTAGCAAGTCCGGTCTGCTTGAATGACAGGATATTGTTGATGCGCCTGAGCTCATCGCCCGGCGTCTCTTTCCGACCAATATCGAGAATCGAATCCCAGCCCTTCTTTGCCCAGGAAGAGACATCCATCCAGCCGCGCTTAAGGGTCCCCATATTTTCGAGGACTTTCTTGCTGCGCTTCTCGAACTCATCGGCATATGTGCTTTGTGCCAACGCCGCAGCCTCAGTCTGGCGACCTTCGTCCTGCAGGGCTTTCACCTGTGCGTAGGTCGCCGCCGAAACGAAGTGGTACTTCTCGCCCAGCTTCTGGAGCGCATCGAGTGGTGTACGCCGTAGATCAGCAAACTCGCCCGCCGTATCCTGAACCGACTTGCCAAGGACACGCTCCACCTCCACGGCCACGCCTGCAAACTGCTGCAAACGAGATGCTGAGGCGGCGCTCATATCTACGAGCATCTGAAGCGCCTCGGCGGCCGCTCCTTGAGTGTTCTTCGAAACGTCGCCGATGCCACGAGCCGCGTCCATCAGCTGGTTCACAGACGTGCCGGCGGCGTTGCCACTGAGAGCGATTGCGCGACCGAACATTACGGCCTCGTGAGCCCCCTCGCTGTACGCATACGCGACGCCGCCGACTGCGGCGGCTGTGAGCGTCAATGGAGTGATCATGCCCAGCACTGCCCCGCCGAGCGCTTTAGCTGCACCGCCAACACTGCCGAACATATCCCGCAACTGGCCGCCCTGTTGCAGGAAGACCGTAAGCGGAGCCTGGCCGCCCTGAAGGCTGACGACGATATCGGTGATCTGGGCGGGGACGCCGCGCAACGCCGCGTTCATCGCCGCTGCCGACATGCCGCCGTTACGAAGCGACTGCTCGGACGCGCGCAACTGGTCAATGAAAGGCTGAGCACGGCCCGTCACGCCCATCTGCGCGGCCTGAAGCTCGAGCAATTCGAGACGGGTTTTTCCGATCGCCTGAGCTTGCTGCTCCAGGCTCCGGATGAACGAGTCCTTGCCGGCTTGAACCTGTTCGGCCTCACGTTGCGCCTGAGCAGTCGCCTTGGCAGCTGCGGTCACCTGCTCTTGCGCCACGCGCATCGCATGCAGTTGCGCGATCAGCGGGTCCGCTGATGCAGTCAGGCCAAGCTGCGCCGCGCGGTAACGCTGCACCTCCTCGGTAGACAGGCCGAAAAGCGCGATTTGTTCACGCAGGCTCGCGATAAAGCTGTCCTTGCCGGCCTGGACCTGCAGTGCCTCGCGCTGCGCCTGGTCAGCGGCGCGTGCTGCAGCGGCGACTTGCTCTTGCGCCACCCGCATGGCGTGCAACTGCGCGATCAAGGGCTCAGCGACGGCCGTCAGACCGAGCTGGGCAGCGTGGTGCCGCTGCACCTCCTCGGTTGACCGACCGTATAGGGCGATCTGCTCGCGCAGCCCCTCCAGGAACGTGTCGCGACGCGACTGCGCCTGAGCGGCATCCTGCTGTGCCTGCGCCGCGGCGCGAGCGCTGGCGGCGACTTGGTCCTGGGCCTGCTGCAGGGTGCGAAGTTGAGCGATCAGAGGATCGGCCGCATTCGCAGCACCGGCCTGCGCGGCGCGGTAGCGCAGCACTTCCTCAGTGGATTTGCCGAACAGAGCGATCTGTTCACGCAGGCCAGCCAGGAAGTTGTCGCGTGCACTCTGAGCCTGGGCGCTGTCGCGCTGCGCCTGCGCCGTCTGGCGCACGGCCGCTGCGGCCTGCTCCTGGGCGTCGCGAAGCGAGCGCAGCTGGGCGATCAGCGGTGCAGCCTCGTTTGCTGCGCCAGCCTGCGCCGCACGGTATTCCAGGATGCCTTCCGTCGACTTGCCGAACAAGGCGATCTGTTCACGCAGGCCATCGAGGAACGTGGCCTTGCTCGCCTCGGCCTGCGCCGCTTCGCGCTGGGCCGCAGCCTGGGCGCGCGCGGCGGCCTCGGACTGTTCGTGCGCTGCCTTCATGTTCTGCAACTGCAGGATCAGCATCGACGATTCCTGCGCGGCGCCGGCTTGGGCCGCGCGGTAACGCTGAACCTCCTCAGCCGACTTGCCGAACAGCGCGATCTGCTCGCGCAGGCCATCCAAGAACGACTCCTTCGATGCCTGGGCCTGGGCGAGTTCGCGCGCGGCGGCTGCCTGGGCCTGGGTCGCATGGGTGGCTTGCGTCTGGGCCGCCTCCACCGCACGCAGCTGATTCAGGTACGGGGTGAGCGATGTCGGATCGACGCCGCGATTGCGCGCCATCGACTCATAATAGGCTGCTGTGGTGCGGCCGCCGGCCTCCATGGCCAAGGTCGTACGCTGGATCGAAGCAATGATATTGCGTTGCGAGTTCTCCACCGCGCGCGCTGCGGCTGCCGAGCGCGCCCCGGTTTGGGTAATTGCCTGGCCCGCTTGGTTGGCTGCATTGACGGCTGGGCGCAAGCCTGCTTCCACGCCCGAGGCGTCTGCCACCACTCGAATTGTTGCGTTGTTGACGATATCGGTCATGGCGTGGCCCAGAAAAAATGCCACCCGAAGGTGGCTGTGTTGCATCGCGTTGGCTTTGTGCCAACTACTCGTCCCGACTGTTCATGAGGTTGAGCGCGGCGAACTCCATCACCTGCACGTCGGACTCGATCTCGTCGTACAGCACCGGGGCCAGGTCCATGCGGTCCATCTTCCGATGCAGGACGGCATAGTCCAGGCCGATCAGGCCCATTCCGCCGGCGCGCCACTGCGTGCGCATGTAGGCAAACAGCACGTAGGCGTCCCAGTGTTCCGGCCATATCTCGACCACCTCGTCGTCGAAGTCGTCGAGCGTCAGGCCAGCGAGCTCCATCTGGGCCAGGTCCTTTTTCGTCGGACCCGGCGTGTACATCGCCTCGGCGATTAGACGGAGTTTCCCAGGCGGCCTTCGTTGATCGCCGCGCGGTAGTCGGACTTGATCGCCTCCGCCATCGCTGGCAGCGTGTCCACCAGCTCGGCCACGCCGTCGTTGTCGAAGTCGGCGTCCAGGTTCCAGCCCTTGACGATCTTCAGGATGTAATCGACGTTGATCGCCGACTGACGCTTCACGATTTCGGTTTGGGTCATCGAGAATTCCGGGATCGCCTCGCCGGTTTCCTTGGCCTTGGCCACGGCTGCATTGAAGCGCTCGATCTCGGCGTTCGCTTCGTTCTTCAGCTTGGCCTGCAGCTCGTCGGTGAGCTCAGCCAGCTCGGTGCGGCTGCGGTACACGTAGTTGACTTCCATGCAGCCCAGGGCGCCGTCGAGCATAGTGCACTGCACTTCCTTGTTGAAGTTCTGCGGACGCTTGCCCAGGACGATTTTGGTAGCTTTTGCCATGATTTTTTGTCTTTCAGATGAGGTAGAACGGAAGAAAAAGACCGCGAGGAATGACCTCGCGGCGGAAAGGCCAGCACCGACTGTTCGGCGCCAGCTGGCAAACCATGATCAGTAGCGGACAACCTTGTTTTGCAGCGAGAACGAGGCCTTCACGGCCATCACGCTGCCCTTGGCCAGGCTCGGCGACTCGTTGAACGAGCAATAGCCGGCGTACAGCAGCACGGCGCCGCCCGGCAGGATGCCGCGCAGGCAGGTCAGCTTCACGCCGTCCGACACGGCTTTCAGCGCTGCGTGGTGCGGCGCACCCTTCTCGTCGGCGATGGTCAGTGCGACGGTAGTGGCGGTGAAGCCGTCCGGCAGGTTGACCGGCATGTCGGTGTCGAGCAGCGGCACCTCGACGAACTTGCCGTCGCCACCGGAGATTTCCGCCGCGGTCACGCCGGTGATCGGCACCCAGGTAGTGACCTTGCGCACCTGGCCCAGGCCAGCGCCAGCTGGGAACAGGGTGACGTCCGTGGTGTCCAGGCCTTCGAGCGTGAACGAGGTGCCGCTCGCGGCCTTCAGGCGAAACACACGGCCATTGGCCTTGCTCCAGCCGCCGGTGTACTCGACGAAATCGCCGGCAGCGAAGGTGTTGGTTGCGGTGCACACCGCTTCGGCGGCATTGGTTGCCGCGGTGATGTTCACAGCAGCGGCGAAGACGCTCGCCAGGGCGAACGCGATGTTGTTTGGCAGTTGCATTGATGGGCCTTTCAGGTAAAGAGCCCGGGAGGCCGGGCAAAGAAAAGGCCGCCCGGATTGCTCGGGGCGGCCTGGAAGGGGTGATGCTGGATCAGAGGAAGAGCTGGAATTCCTGCATCGCTCCGCGATACATTGTCAGTTCGTCGTATGTGTCGCCGGCGCCAGTCAGCGCCTCCGTCTGCAGCGCCGTTTCCGCTCGCAGGGCGCTCTCGACTTGCGCGGCCACCTCGAATGCCTCGATGGAGGTTGCGGACCAGACGTTGATCTGCACGCGCACGAAGCGCTTGGTCGGCGTCTCGCCGGTGACGAAATTGATGGGCGGCCCGCCGATCACCTGGAAGGTGATGTACGGGGTGGGCGTGTCGGCTTCGGCAATACCGGGGAACACCCTGCCGCCGGCCAGCTCGCCCAGCACCGAAAAGATCTGCTCATGTGGTGTCACGTTGAATTCCTCGCCAGTTGCTCGGCCAGCGTGCGCGTCATCAGGTCAACCGCGTCGGCTTTCCGACTTTCATACGCAGGGCGCATGAACGGATAGGCGCGAACCCTGGCATTACCGTATTCGAGCTCGGCCGCACGACGATGTGCCGCCCAGCCGACCTTGCGGCCGGTCTTCGGGCTAATGTTCTTATTCCTCGGTACAAACTTGTGCCCTCTTTCGACCCAACGCCAGTAGTAGGCGCCGTCCCCAACTTCACTACCCTTTCGTACCGTGACCAAATAGACCTGTATCTTGCCGGCGTCCGACTCTTCTTCGAGTCGCTTAACGATGATGTTATCGAACAGCATGCCGGTTTTCTTGTTGGACAAGGCATTCTGTTTGGCCTGATCTCGGAACAGGTCTGCTCCGGCAAATCCAACGGTGCGCAGCGTAGACTCATCGATCAAACCTACGACTTGCTCAGCAGTCTGCTGCACGACCTCCAGAAGATTCGAAGTATCGAAGTGGATCATTTCACCGCCTCGCAGACCAGGTCCATGAAGCGGCGATCCGCGTTGCGCAGTGGTGGCGACTTGATCTCATAGGTTCGACCGTTGTGCACAACTCGCATCGTCTCGTCAATGTCGGCCCGGTACCAGGTGCGGATCGACGCGCGCAGCATCGAGACCTCGGCGTCCGCACGCAGCGTTTCCAGGCCTCGCAGATGACGGACATCGCCGCGCATGCCCGGCTCGACTGGTACCCACGCCTGGCCCGAATTTCGCTGGCCCGCCGCGTCGCGCTCTTGCGGCGGCTTGAAAAAGGTCAGGAAGTCGTTGAACATCAGTACACCCGCTCCCCATCCAGCAGGCGCGGCGCGCTGGCGGCCATCGGCGCGGACAGCTGGCCGAACTGCTCGGCCACGCGCCGCAGGATGAAGCCCTTGACCGAATCCGGCACGCTGGTGTGATCCGGGCCGTAGCCGGCCACGTACTGCACCTCGACCGCGTTAATGCGCGCGGCGGTCGCCGGCCAGGCCTTCCCCGGCGCCGGCACGATGTAGGCTGGCTCGCTTTCGGCGTCAACCTGGTAGTCCTGCGGATCGAGCGTCTGCTGCTGGCCGGCCTGGTCGATGAATCTCACGTGCGTCACCGAAATCAGGCGCGGGCGCGGGAGTTTGATGGCGCCATCGAACCGGTCAAGGGTGAGGCGCAGCGTCTGCGCAATCAACGCGCGCTGCGTTTCGAATTCCGCCTCGGCCGTCGCGGTCTTCACCGCCTGCTCGACCTCGCCGTCCAGGCCAGCGCCGTTCGCGCGCGCGGTCGTGATGGCAGATTCTAGCGAAACCGCCAGCTGCGCCGGCTGCGTGATCACTTTCGGGGTCATCGGTAATTTTCCTGTGTTGCTGTTGGGCGGACGGCGCTGGCTTGGCCCGGCCGCACCTGGTGGCCGCCCTGCACCGGGCGGGCCTGATATTCACCGCGTCGCGGCGTATAGCCGGCGCCGACCGGCGCGCGGGCGTACTGGATGCCGAGAGTCAGATCGCCGGTGCTCGCTGCTGATGCGCGAGCTAGGCCGCCCAGCATGATCGATGTCAGCAGCGACGCCGCGCTGGTCGCGCGCGACACGCCGGCGCCGGTCAAGTAAATGGCTGTCGCCAGATCGCCGGCGGCAGCGGCACGCATCACCGCCGATCCAGACAGCACCGCGCTCTCGCCAGCCAGTACTCCTGAGGCCGAGACGAAGCACGATGCGGCGCCCGAAAGGGAAACCGCGGTGGATAAAACGCCGGTCGCCCGAACAGCCGTGACGGCGCCGCCGGCCAGCGCCGGGCCATCACTGGCCAGCACTCCAGAAGCAGCCACGTGCACGGCTACCGCCCCGACCAGTTCGATGGCGGTTGAGAGTGCGCCGATCGCCCTTGCACTTGCCATCGCGGTGCCGGCTAGGGATGGCGCACCGGCAGAGAGCGCAGCAGCAGCCGTGACACGCGAGGCCGCAGCGCCTGCCAGTGCAATCTCGCTGGTCAGGTCGGCGACTGCCGCCGTTCGAACCGATGCCTCGCCGGCCAACGGGATCGCGCTCGACAGCTCGGCGCCCACCGCGGCCCGCGCAACCGCGGCGCCAGCCAGCGGAACAGCACTGGTCAGGGCTCCGGCCGCGCTGGCCGTCACGATGACGGATCCGGAAAGTGCAGCGGGGACGCTGACCAGATTGCCGGCCACCGCAACCCGAACCGGCGCAGCGCCAGAAAGTCGAATTGCCGTCGACAGGTCGGCGCCAACCGTGGCGCGAGCTACTGCAGCACCGGCCAGCGCTGCCGGCGCCGCAGCGCTTACGACGTCGAAGTAGCCGTAGCCGGGAATGAGGTACTGGCCGGCCGCCGCCGGTTCGTCGAGGTAGCCATAGCCGGGGATGAGGCGCTGAGCCATCACACCACCCGCTTCGGGTCCACGCACATGACGGTGTTAGGCCGCGCGAACGTAATCTTCCACAGGGCCAGGCCGGCCACCTGCGGCGTGAACGTCAGGGACACGCGCTGGGGCCGCGGCGCCGACATGCCCGATGTCGACCAGATCGCGCCGCTGACCGCAAGCGCTTTCGGAGTCGCGAGCGGGGCGACGCGGGAGCGGTAGAACGTGCCTTTCGGCGCGCCCACTTCCTGCACCTCGAGCCACACATCCGCATCCGTCAGCTGCACACCTTCCGTTAGCACGTCGATGGCGATGGTCAGCGGCGCGCCCGCGGCCGGGATGACGAACGCCTGCTCTTCCGATTCCAGGCCGACCAGGCCAGGCGTCGGGTTCGCATTTGTTTCGATCCTCCATGAGTACGCCGCGCCATCGTTCGCTCCGCCCTGCTTGACGAAAGCGGTGTCGGAGCGAATCGTCCCGTTGAATGCGGCGACCGCCATGCGGATGCGGGTTGGGCCCGAATCGCAGTTGTGCATGGTGGCGCGGAAGCCAGGGTCGATGGTTCCCTGCACCAGCTGGCCAACCCAGCCTTGCGGGAGCAGACAGTTGCGAATCATGGCGCGTCCGCTCGACTGCGGGCCGCTGAAAAAGTCGGTGGCGGCGCCGAGTTCGGTGAAGTCGACACTCTCGATCAGCACCGGCGCCCCGCGGCCCTGCGCGCCAATGCGCATCAGGAAGCTCGGGGACACGGCGCCGGCGAGGTACTTCCCGCCGCGCCAGGTGAATTCCTGCTGGATGCCGAACTGGTGCCCAACCGCGCTCATGCGGGCTGACACGTTGTTCCACAGCATCCGGGCGCGCGCCGAGTTGGTCGAGCCCGAGTTACCGACACCGATGACCGAGGTCGACGACGCGGTGCTGTCGATGGACAGTTCGCAGTCGTTGTAGACCTGAACAGCATCGACGGAACTCGAATTCGCCAGGTTCATGTTTGGGCTGCTGGTGCTCGTGCCGGCATTGATTTTCATACCGTACATCGCCACGCTACCCTGGACCGATACAGAGCCTCCCACGGTGACGCGCACCGTGGCGGTGAACGCCTGATCGACTGGCGGGGTCTGCCCAGCCACGGCGCAAATCACCCGGTTCGGCACGGCTGGCGTACCAGGGAAAACCCACGACTTGTTTGAGCTGCCGCCTTCGAAATGGTCGTCCGCGACGATCAGGTCGTCACCGGCCACCATGAGCGCGATTGCGCCGGCAATCGTGGCGCGCGCGGTGGCCCAGGTCAGACCGTCGTTGCTATCGCTGCCGCCAACAGAACGGACAAAGAATCGGCTCACATGCTCTCCGCAATGGCTTCGGCGCGCTCGAAGCTGATCACTTCGATGTGCACCAGGTACAGAAGGCCCGCCCAGGTCTTCGACTTATAAACCCCGCCGGACGCGTTCAGCATCTCGATGAAGTCCAGCACGTTGTCGTCGGTCCGGGCGAGGCGACGAATAGCGCAGCGCTCGAGCGAGTTGAAGCGGTCGAGGAATTCGTACTTCGTCCAGGGCACCTCGGTACCGACCACGGCGAGGCGGGCGGCCTCGCGCGCCAGCAGCTCCGCTTCGATCAGCTTGGCGCGCTCTTCCATCACCAACTGCGGATCGAGCATGCCATCCCACAGGTATTCCCGGTCAATCATCGGGCCGCCGGCAACGACGTGCCGCTCGCGGACGAACTGCCGCCCGTCGCCCTGCGGCTCGCCCAGGACGAAAGTAGAAGTGATTTCCATGGGCCTGCCGCGCTATTAGTTGTCGACCTGAATGGTCAGTGCGCCGGCGCCGAACGATGGGGCTGGGTCGCCGTTGTTGATGGTCTTGGGCGCGGCCAGCGGCGCGTAGAACAGCTCCATACCGCCGGTGAGCGAATCGTGGATGCCGAAGCCCACCGCCTGCCCCCAGGCGCCGGTCGGCGTAGGGAACGTGATGGCGTTGTTATTTGAGGTCGTGCCGCTCGTGCCCGACGACACCGTAGTGCTGCCAGCGGCCTGCGTGCCTGCCCAATTGGCCAGCGACCCAACCACTTCCACACGCGCGTAGCCGCCGCCGGAAACCTCGGCGCCCTGCGCCGCGTCACTGTCGGGCGCCAGTTTCAAGCTGATGTAGAGCTTGGCCGGGCCGGAGCCTGCGCCAGCCGTCGACCCGGCCAGGCCCAGGGCCTGCGCGCGGAACAGCCAGTCGATGTACTTGTTTTCGAAATTGTCACTCTGCGCGGACATCCTGGCCTCGTGTTGGGGTTGCGCTCAGCCTCTCGCAAAGGAATGCAAGCAGCTGCTCGTCTGATTTATTCGTTACGTCTTCAGGGAAGACAGGGATACTGCCGCGCGGCCCGCGCACGGCAACGTAGATGATTCCCGGCTCCGCCGCCTGGGCGCGCAGCTTGGCGAGCCAGGCGACGGTTGCGGGCTTCATCGCTTACTTGGCGGCTTTCGGCTTGGCTTCCGGCTCGAAGGCCTTGGCCACTTTGCCGTCGATCAGCTTCTGGGCTTGCTCAGCTTCGAAGCCTGCGACGTCGCCCGGGGCGTAGATATTCCACGGCTTGATGAATTCGACCGATTTCATTGGTGCTCCAAATGGTGGGAGGTGGCGCCGGCCTCAAGGCTGAAGCCGGCGGTCAGGCGCTGTTACGCGCCCCAGGTGACGCCGGTCAGGATCGCGATCGATTCCTGGTGGCGCGGGCCGAAGTCGTGCTTCGCGATCACGCGGACCAGGGTCTGGTCGCGCTGGAACGCGCTGACGACATTGCCGCCCTCGTCCTTGTAGGTCGCTTCCTTCGAGTAGTCGATCAGCAGCGTTTCGTCTTCGCCGATGAAGCAGTCGTTGAAGTCGACGAAGTAGATCTCCGACGCGTTCGAGCCGGCGCCCAGGTTATTCGGCACCTGGGTGGTCTTGCCGATCGGGTAGCCCTTCAGGTTGCCATCCTTCATTTCCGGATAGACCTTGTTGCCGTTCCCATCCCGCAGGCCTTCCAGGAAGCGGAAGGTGCGCGGCGACATGATCCAGCCCGGCGCGCCCATGTTGGCGTTGACAGCTTCCAGGCACAGGATCAGCTTGTTCAGGTCGGTCTCGACCTTCTGCAGCGTGTCGCCATTCGAGGCAGCGATCTTGAAGCCGGCCAGCGCCCAGGCCAGCAGGCCTTTTGGGGTGTCGAGGGTACCGTCGTCGCGAATGAATGCCTTGTCTTCGCGCGAGCTCATCGCGCCGGTCAGATCATCCACCACGAGCTTGTCGACGTTCGGGCTGGTACCGGAGTAGGCCAGCAGATCGTTCGAGATCGGGACCAGGCCGGTCAGCTTTTTGGCCGACAGCTTCAGGTTGTCGAAGGTCTGGCCAGTCGTCGGGATATCGGTATCGCTGCCGATGTAGCCGACCACTGCTCCGCCCTTCAGGCGGGGCAGCGTGATGTTGCCGTTGGTGAGCGGCAGCGAGCGCGCGCCCAGGCGGCGCACGACCGATTGCGGGCGCCACAGCTCAATCACTTCGCGGGCCATATTCGCCGGCACCAGAACGCCACCAGCGCCCGGGGTCAGGGTATTCAGCGCCCTCGCCACGTCTTCGCCGAACTGGTTGTCCATAGCGAACTTGGCCGCGACCTGCTGGTTACCGCCAGCGACGACGAGCGCGCGAACCATGCGGGACATGCCGGAGCCGGGCAGCTCCGGAACACGCGGGCGAGCAGGCATACTCGCGGCGGCGGCCGGAGGCGCTGCCGGCTGGTGCATGGCGTTCAGCACGCGATCGACCGGCACGGCTGCCGCGGCGGCGATGGTTTCGGCCGCTTCCATGCGGGTGATCTGCGCGGTCAGCTCGCCGAAGCGGGTCTGCAGATCGGTGAATTGCTGCACCTGCTCGGCGCTCAGCGCGGTACCGGCGGCTTCGATCAGTGCCAGCGCCTGGACGCTGGTGTTGACCTTGGCGCGTTCGCTGCGGAGTTCGTTAATGGTTGGCATATTGCCCTTCCTAAAAATGAAAAAACCGCCTCAAGGGCGGTCGGTTGCTTGTCCCGCGAACGCGGTCAAAGTTGGTTCTGGATCGCCATCGCTTTCGCGCGGGCGCCGATGGAGCTTTGCTTGCTGGTGCGAGCAGCGCGCGCCTGGCGTGCTTCGCCGGCAATGCGGTCAGCAGCGGCCTGAGGCGTCTCGATGCGGTCAGCAAGGCCGATGTCGACGCCCTTTTGCCCAAACAGCACGCCGGCCTCGGTGCCACGCACCGCCTCGACGGTCATGCCGCGATAATTTGCGACGGCGTCGGTGAACTGCGTGTAATAGCCCTGCACCATGTCGGTCAGGAACTGGAGCGACTGCTCGCTCAGCGGCTCGTGCGGGGTCAGGTCGTTCTTGTGCGCGCCGGCGTACACAGTCGTCACCTTCACGCCCATCTGCTCGTTGCGCGCGGACTGGTCCAGGTGCTTGGCGATGACGCCGACCGAGCCGACGCCCGACGTGCGCGACATCGACACATTGCCGATGGCCGCCGCCATCAAGTAGGCGGCCGAGAAAGCGTTGAAGTTGACGATTGCACTCATCGGCTTGACTGCCCGCGCCTCGAACAGGAAGTCGGCGAGCTCGAACGCGCCGGTGGTGCTGCCGCCTGGACTGTCGATATCGAAAGCGATGTGCTCCACCGCCGGGTCAGCGAGCGCGGCCCCGACCTGCGCGCGGATCTGCTCGTAGCTGGTCATGGTTTCGCACACGTTCAGCTGCGTGGTGCGGCTAACCAGCACGCCGTGGATCGGGATGACAGCCACGCCGGTTTCGGCAACAGCCTGGCGCCGCGCTTCATCGGCGCGGGCCGCCGCGCTCTCGTAAGGGCTGTCGTCCTCCATCATCTGTGGCTGCGCGCCATTGACGCTCAGGTTGACGATGTTCAGGCTCATTTGCTGGTTCGCCCAGGCCGCAGCTTGGTCGAGCATCGACTCGGTGACCATCAACGGCTGGTTGAAGATCATGCTGGCGATGCGGAAGCGGTTTTTCATGCAAGGATTCCTTCGATTTCTTTGACCTGCTCAGGCTTCGCCTTCGTGTCAGGCGGCGGCAAGACTTGGGCCGGCGTGCCAGCTTGCGGATTCGCTGCATCGACCATGTTCAGCGGCTGCAGGTAGACGTCGCCACCGGCAACTGGCGGCAGATTTTCTAGGCGCCGGATGTCGTTGACCGACAGCCAGCCCCAGTTCCGCGCTACGGCATACGCTTCGTAGCGCGATTTCTGGTCGCCGCGCAGCAGGCCGGAGACGTTGAACTCGATGTAATAATCGGCGCGCTCGCTCGGCAGCAGCAGGTCGCGCATCATGGCCTGCTCGTGCCGCTTGATCCACGGAAGCAGGGTGTAAATGACGAACTGGATTCCCTGGTGCTCGATGTTCGAGAACGTGGCCTTATCCAGCTCGCCGATCATGTGCGGCGGCATCTTGTAAATGCGCGCGATCTCGAGCGAACCCAGCTTGAGGGCGGGGATAAGCTCTGCGTCGACGTTAGTCATCGACAGGGGCTTGAACGTCATCCCCTCCTGCAGCATCGCCACCTTTTTGGCGTTGGTGCTGCCTCCGTAACGCTGCGTCCACTGCTCCACCAGGCGATCGATCACGCCTTGGTCCTTGATCGCGCCACTTTCGCGCGGCCGCTCGATGACTCCCGACAGCGCGGTCCCGTTCAGGAACGACTTGCCGGCGTACTGCTGAATTGCCTGCACATGGCCGATGGTGTTCGCGTGGAGCATGACCGGCGAGAGGCCGACGTAGTTATTCAGCCCAGTCCAGCGGACGTGGTGAATCATCCGCTGCGGCAGCAGCTCGCCGCCGTCGATACTGTAGTACGGGCGCAGATCGCTGCCCTTGTACACCGTGACGATGCCATCGATCGGGTGCAACGCCTCCGGCGTGCCATCCGACGCGCGAATGATCTTGCTGTACGAGTTGCCCTGCAGGCCTACCTTCAGCTGTTTTTGCTCGCGGTATTCGAACGGTGTCTGCCACTCGTTCGGTTCCCAGGCGATGAGTCGGTAGAGCTTGTGATCGCGGGCCGGCTCGCGCTTACCCTCACCCTTGCGCCGGAACAGCTCGACCGGCAGCTGTGCAACGCTCTCGGCCAAGATGGTGACGCAGGCCTGCAAGGATGTAAGGGCAAGTGCGCTTTCCGGTGTGACCACCGGCCCCGCTTCGGAGCGCGTGCCGCCAAGTCCGGACAGCCACCCGCCACCAGCACTGACGGGCTGACCCGAGAAAAACTGTCGTGCGAACATTCTTAGCCTTTGCTGCCGCGGCGCGCGACCATGTAAGACCAGGCAAGCAGCGCCAGGCCGGGCACAATGAAGCCGGCCGGCTCGTAGATCAGCGCGGCGCCGGCGGTGAGCAGGCCCAGGCCCAGCACGCCGGCGAGCAGCGTAATCCAGTCCAGTGGGGTCATATCGTTATGCCTTCGTCGTAAATTGATCCCACCGCCATGGCGACGGGGTTCAGGGCCATCAGAGACACCGCGTTGTACAGCGCCATCAGCGGGTCGATCTTGGCCTTGCCAGAAGCCTGCTTCGTCACCGAGATCGCGTTTCCGCGATCCTCGATGCGTGCGTTGCTGACACACCAGGCCATCATGGGCCGGGCACCGTGAACCAGCTCGCCCCCGGCGACCTTTCGTTCGGTGGTTTTGATCGCGCCGTTAAGCTTCCAACCCTGCGAAACGGCGACAATCTGGTCCATCGTGATGTCGCGACCGGGCGAGACCAGCTCGTCAACGATGTCGGCGATGCCAGCGGCATCTACGCCGATGGCATTCTTTTCAGGCAGCAGACCAGCATCGCGCACGCGGCAGATGTAATCAGCCACGCCAGCAACGTCTTCGCCTGGGCGGTCAACAATCGTCAGATCGCCCTGCTGCTGGAAGTCCAGCAGCATCGGCGCGATTTCCTTGCGGCGATCGAGCGCGATCTTGTGGCACCAGGCGTGCGACCAGGTCAGCCAGCGCCCGGTGCCGCGCTCGCGGCCGACCAGCGTCAAGCCCAGCAAGTCATCCAGGCCACCGCCGTCGATGCCGGCGACCACCACCTCGCTGTGTTCGAGCAGGTAGTCGAGCGTGACCTCGACCGCGCCGGCTTCCTCCCAGAAGTCGGCGCCGGCCCAGCGGTCGGACCGCAGGTTGAGGCCGATCTCGACATTCAGATGCTTGGCCAGGAACTGCTGGAACGTGCCGTCAGTCTTTGCCTGGTTCTTCTTGAGCTGATCTTCCAGCCAGTCGGCACTGACCGAACGGCCCATGTTCGGATTCGTGATGTAGTAGGTTGCCGGATCCAGGTAGGACTTCTTCTTCACCATCGCCGGCGGATATTCGTACAGCACACCCAACGAGCGCGGGTCATCGGTCTTGCCGTCGCGGACGTCGCGGAAATAATTCAACTTGTCCTTGAACACGCCAGCCGGTGGCTCGTCGCTCTGCGTCGTCAAGTAGATGACCCAGCCCTCGTTTCGCGAAACCTGGCCACCGAGCGCCTCCATGAACATCGCCTCGGCGTTCGGGCGCTTGCCGAACAACCAGTGCTCGTCAACCAGCACCCGACCGGATTTTTTACCCGAGACGGTATCGGTATCGGCGGCGACAACCTTGAGCGAGGCCTTAGACACGCGGTGAGTAATCGTTCGGACGTGGTCCTGTACATGAAACAGGTCCGTCAGCTCGGTGTCGGCGCGCACCATGGCGGCTGCCGGCTTGAAGCTGTTGTCTGCAACTTCCTTGGTCGGCGCCAGGATGAGATGTTCCTCGCCCTCGCGCCAGCACAGGATGACCGCGGTGAGCATGATGCCGGCCGCAATGGTCGACTTCGTGTTCTTTTTACTGATCAGCAGGTAATACTCGCGAATCAGCTGGTTCCCGGTCTCCGCGTCGTAGCCGCCGAAGATGGCTGCCACGAAATCGAAGACCCACTGCTCACTGCACTCGCCGAAGTTCGGGCTGCGGTACTCCTGCAGGTCTTCGTCCCAGATCGACTTCGGCAAGTCGCAGACGCGCAGCTGCTTGAAGATCGCCAGCGCCTGCTCGGCCTGCTCAGGGAAGATCGGGGGCGGGATGATCGACAACCTGGCCTTCAGCCTGTGCTCCCAATCCGGACAGGCGGTCGACCATTCCATGTTGCGATCCTTACTTCACTGCCTTCAGCGCCGGCGGCGCACCTGCGGAAAATCGGCTGGCAACTGACTTCGCCTTCTCGCCGGCCTGCTCTTTCTTGCCGCCCTCGCCCAGCTTCTTGTGCTTGAACGGCAGCATTGCCTTTGCGGCGTCAATCCGAAGCCGGAGGTCGGCTGCCGGCTCGTTCATCACGTTAGTTAGGAATTCGACGGGGTCAGCGGTCGAGGGAATTTCGATCGTGTCGACAGGCGGCTCACCCGCCGGCAGCGCCGCTGTCCGGGTGCTTGCGCCCTGGGCTTGCCGCGCCTGGTCGAGGCGAGCTTTAACATCCTTGTCTTTAACAAGTCGAGAGCCCGCAGCTGACGCTGTCGCCTCGCTGTACCCGGCGCGAATCGCCGCTTCCTTATTCGAGAACCCGGCCAAAACGGCATCGGCGAAGGCTCGCTTTTTGCCTGTTAAAGCCATTAACAATTTCCTCCAAGGGGACTTTTTTCTGCGCGTGGGGTACAGGGTGGTGTCCGAGCGCCGGGGCGCCCTAGGGATTACCTAGGCCCTCCCCTGCATCATCTCGGCGGCGGGCTTGTCGGACTTCAGCCCATTGCACCGCCTACATGCACATTGCGTGTTGCGGTATGAGTGCTCGCCACCTCGGGCAAGCGCGATGATGTGATCTAGCTCCGGCGCGTCATCGTCGTAGGTTCCACGTTTGCCAAGAGGCGTACTGATGCCGCAAAGCTGGCACAACCAGCCATCACGTTCGAACACGCGAATCGGATTGACCGGCTCCACCGTGGCGCCCCGTTGACGCGCCTTGCGGGCCAACGTCTGGACGCGCTTGTGAGTGCGCCGGCGCACTTCAGCGCACAAGCTACACAACGTAGCGTGCGTAGCGCCATAAAGCGGACAGAACCAGACGCCGCATTCATCGCACGTAACCGTGCGCGCCGCAGTCCTGTGAGCCGCCTGACCAGCCGCCCTTGCCGCACAGGCAGCACCACAGGTACGCCGCTGAGTGCGCGTAACGAATGGCACGGTGCAGCAGACGCAGTAGCGAGCGAAGCACGGGCAGGAAGGACTTGCCTCCAGCCGTCTCGACAGCGCAGCATCGCGGTATGCGGCATCGCGACAAGCAAGGGAGCAATACTTGTTGGCGTACCCAGCGGACTTGTTCGTTCCGCTCAGCTTTCGCTCGGCAACCTGGCCGCACTGAGCACATTCGAAGGTTCGACCTTGGGCCGCGCCCTCGGACAACTTTACGAGATACGATGCTCGAGACAGCCCAGTTGCTGATCTCTTCCGCTCGCGGTCGCGATATCGGCAGCGCGCGCTGCAGAACTTCTGGCTCGGCCTTTGGCTAACAAACGCCCCACCGCAACATAAGCATCTGGCTTCGCTGTCACTGCTCACCACAACCTCACTGCATTGATCAGCTTGTATGTTACGACGATAGCCCGCCATTAGCGCGCTGGCGCGCCTCCTCGGCCGTCTTGGCGTCGTGGCAGGGCGTGCAGAGCAGCCATTTGTTTGAGTCGTCGTCGCTGCCTCCGGCCCACAGCGGCACCTTGTGGTCGACCGCGTGACCGAGCGACGTGATGCCCTTGACCAGGCATGCTTGGCACAACCCGCCGTCGCGGCGCCGGATGCGCTCACGATCAGCAACTCCGGCGCTGCCGCGCTTACGCTCGACCGTAGCGGCCGGCGCGGGCGCCAGGCGCGTGATCTTTGCGGGCTGGAGCCGCGATTGCAGGGTGCGCAGCTTCGCCATCAGCGGGCCTCGATCTTGATGCCCTTGCCGACCCAGTAGCGGAACCGCTCCCAGTTCGGCTCAGCGTGCGTCAGCCGTGCAGTAAGCAACACGCCAGCCAGGTAGAACTTGAACCACCAGCGGAAGGAGGCCTTGAGCGTGATCGTCTGATTGATGCTGGCCATCAGCGCTTTCCTTTCTTCTTGCGTGCCGGACGTTGCGGCGCACACGGCAACAGCTGGGCGATCTCCAAAATGCTCATGCCGACCCTGCCCCAGCCCTTGGCGCGCAGAAGGCGCTTGGCCTCGGCGCCATCGGCCAGCAGGGTGCACACGTCGGCCAGGGCTTCGGGCTTACTCACCGGGTAGCACATGGCCGGTCGGTCGGCGACCACACTGCGGATGATCTGGTCGCGGTACATCTCAGCGAGCGGCCTCACGACACGGCCTCACTCGTCTCGATACCGTAGATGCCTGCGATGTCGGCAGCCGTGGCAGCTGCGCGCCAGTCGCACCACAGCAGGCGCGAGGTGCGCCGCATGAACTCCGCGTGCGCCAGCTCGGTACGCTGCTGCATCCAGGCGTCGAAGCCCATGGGCTCTGCCGTCGGTATAGGGAAAATCAGACTTTCGTCGGCAATGATCAGCGGGATTTCGCCCATGCGCTCGACCAAGATCTCGCCGGGGCGCAGCTGCGGGCGCAGGCTCACTACCGTGGCGCGGCTGGTCAGGTCATCGCATTCGAGCACCTGCGGCACGGCACGGCGCAGCACGATCTCGCTGCCGATCTGCACACGCAGGCTTGGGATTGGTCGCCCCATGGCGAACCTCTTAATCTAAGAACGAACCGTTCGGGTTGCGGCGTCGATTGCTTGCGCCGTTGTAGGTCTTGAGGCAGTAGTCGGCCGTGTGCTTGTTGCTACCGCAGTAGGAGCACCAGAGGTTCGCGCGAGCGGCACTACCACCATAGCTGTGCGGGCACAACGCGGTCGGGTGATCTTTACCGCAGTAGGTGCAGTATTGGGCGCTCATGCGCCGCCGATGCCTTCGCTCGCGATGCCGACTCGATCACGCGCGCGGCAAATTGGCTATCCAGAACGAGGACGCCGACGTTAGGAGGAAGCTCCATACGAGCCTGCGCAACAATCATGGCGCGCTGGTCATCGGTCAGGCGCGCCGACACGGACAGGACCAGCGTGGCGGTCTTCGGGGTAACGAGCGACATAGACACCTCAGAAATAAAAAGGCCGCCAGTAGCGCGAACGCTACGGCGGCGAAGTCCAGCGAGAGAGCTGGAGGAGACAGGTTGCGGTGGCCGGTGCTACACCCGGCAATGCCTAAGGAGGACTCAACAGGCCGCGCGAGCCTGCGTCTCATTTCACCACACAGCGGGTGGATGGATTTGAACCATCGACCTCTCGCATCAGCTAAGCCACTATTTCAGGCCGCCCGCGAGCGCTCTAACCATCTGATCTACACCCGGTGTGTGGTCACTGGTTGCGCCAGTGAGGCGTGAGATCCTGCCCGTGCCAGAGGCAGAGGAGCAGGACATCTGGCGCGCCGGCTACTTGCGGCGCGTGGCGTTGGCGATGGCCGCCCTCTCTTCGGCCATCTTCTGACTGGCGTGAATGTCGACGTCAGCGAAGAGTTGGCGATCGAAGGTTTTCCATGCTCCGTTGCTCCATCGTGCTTGGTAGCGCATGCTTGTCCTTTCGTTGTTAGGTTGCCGGTTACAGCGTCCGGCGACGTTGCGCGCCTGGGTTGCGCCCGTCTGATCTGGCCAATGCCAGCTCATGTCCGATCCTTACGAGCCCCAGAGCTATCTGCAAAGTGGGCCGTAAACGAAAAAAGCCCGAACGTTTGACGGTTCGAGCTTTTCTTTGGGCGTGCGAAGTCGCCCTATGTCCGTAGTTTACGAGAAGTACAGTCGAGTTGCAACATTGTTCCGCAGCTTTTTTTCGAGCTCGTCGCGCGCGTCGGACAGCACCTCTTCGTAGTTGACATTGGGGAAGCGCCAGCCGCGCGAGATGCCACGGCTTTTGCAGATCGCCCAGCGGTGCTGGATCGACAGGCTGTCGACCATCGCATTTACGGTCTCGCCGGTTTTGATGTCGGCCAGGCGCTGGGCCTCATGGACATCGAGGTGCGCTGCGGCGCCCTCACCCTCAAGCTTCATGCCGCGCGAACCAAGGTCGCGGTCGTTGGTATGCATGAACGCAACCCAGCAGTCCATGAGCAGGCTATATGGGTCGGGCTTGTTGAAGGCTGGCGCCGGCGGCGCGGCACGACGAACCCGGCCGAGAACAGGTGCTTGAATGGTGCCGAGGGTCGCTGCGATGGTCATGGCGGTTCTCCGAAGAAGTACCGCTGAGCTTACCATTCAGTATGGAAATTAATGCCGTGTCCGAACTTTTCCAAATGACAACCTGTTGCTTTCGACAGACGAAAAAAAGCCCCCAACAAGTGGGGGCCGAAGTAGCAAATTTGGTTGAGTAGAGAGGAAGAATCTATATAGCTAGTGTTCTTTATTCATTCGTGTTGACAGAATCTGACCCTGGATCATTCCCATCTTCCGATATCGGACGTACTTCCAAGCGAAAGCCCAAAGCCTTCAACACTCGCAGGATAGTTTCCAATCTTGGCTGGCTCCCTGGTCGGAGCGCCTTATACAAGGACTCCCGAGCCAATCCAGACAGACTCGCAACCTCCGCCATACCTTTCGCGCGTGACGCATCCCCCAGGGCCTCCGCAATCATCGCTGGATCGCCCTCTGCAAAAAACTCATTGAGGTATGCCGCAATTACCTCCGGTGAGTCCAAATGCTCCGCCACGTCGAACTTAGGAAAGCTCTCAACATTGAGAAGTTCTTCGGTCCTATCGTCAGTTGCTGTTGTCATGATTGTTCTCGCTATCCTCTATGTTTTACTGCTTACTTACCTAGTCACTACTGACTTACTTACTTTGCTGCTTAATTGCCGGGGATTGCTCCCCGGCTTCTGCTACCGCCCGATCTTCTGGGCTAATTGTTTGGCAGTTTCGATATCCTCTTGCTGCCCGTTCTTCGTTCCGCCCGTCAGAAGTATCACGATCTCTTTACCGACCTGTGTGTAGTAGATTCTCCACCCTGGCCCATAATTGATCTTCAACTCCCAAACCCCATCGCCAACTGATTTTGCTTTCCCGGGGTTCCCTGCTGCCAGCATCTTCATACTCTTCAGAAGCTTGGCTTTTGTTACCGTATCCTTGACTCCGCCGAAGAACTCTCGGAATCTTGGATGCCACCTAATTTCCATTTTCCTCCTTCTACTCAACCTGGCTTTGCTGAACCAGTGAAGCCATTGTAATCGATCGATTACATACCGTCAAGGACTTTATCGCAGAATGATCGCACAGCAATACATGAGGCCTATGCTAAGATGTGGGCACTTATTGCAACCGATCGGTCTTAATGGAACCCGAAAAACTTCCGCTTTGGGTTGAGTATGCCAAAGCCCTAGGCGCGCCCTCTATCGCTCTCCTAGCAGCGCTGATTGCCGGAGGAATCGCATATAGGCAATGGGTTACGGCGCGCAATAAACTTAAGCTTGATTTCTTTGACCGTCGTTTGGAAATCTACAGCTTGGCACTAGGCGCACTTGAAGCCATCCGACGAGGTGAAAGTGCAGATTTTAGTAGCATCGAAGCATTAGAAAATAAGCTCCATGCGTCAAGATGGTTATTCAATCGCGAGATAGAGCTTTATCTTCACCATCTCGCACTCCGGGCCGCAGAGCATATAAAGGCGATCCCGACCCGGCGTGAAAATATGACTGAAGAACAGTTTGCGAAAGCATTAGCTTCGCATAGTCACCGAGAGGATACTTATCAAAAAGAGCGAAGGGCGCTAGATAAAAAAATCGCTCCGTTTTTGAGCTTACAACATTGATGTGTTTAGCAAATCAGAATTCCTCTATCAGCCATCCGCCGCCCTCCTTCTTCGGCTTAGCCTGGATCGCCAGGAATCGCATCGGGTACATGTCGGCAGCGATCTTGATCTTCGCCCGCGCGTCGTCCTGCCAAAAGCCCTTCACCTCATGCATCTCCAACGCGCCGTCGGTGAGCATCACCGCGAAGTCAGGCGTGTAGAACGTGTTGTCGGCCAGACGCAGCTTAACCCCTTCGAACTTGAACCAGGCCACTTCGCCAGCGTGGCGGCGCGCATCGAGCGTGACGGCGTAGGCCTGCTCGGTCTTGTTCATGGTGCCGGTCTTGAGGCGGCCCAGCGCCTGGAGCGCCCTCTTCGCGGTCATTCGATGCCCTTCGGCGGTGCTCCGCGCTTCGACTGCACTACCAGTCGGGCGCCGAAGAACTCTACCTTCTCGGCGTCGTACACCCCATCCTTGTAGCCTTTCTTCGACAGCCCCAGGTTCTGCGCGGCGGCGCGGCGCCAGATGGCTTTGAACGCATTGCCCTCGGCGTAGTTCATGCCCAGTGCCTCAATGATGTCGTTGCATTCCGCCACGTATGGCGGCAGATCGCTGCTCGTCGGCTCTTTGATCTCGACCCGGTAATACGAGACCGATCCGCCTGTGTATTCCTGCTGAAGCTGCGCCGGCGGCGCCATGGTCTGCTCGCTCATCTCATCCTTTCGTTTCGGTTTGGACATCGTTTGTTTCTTGTTTGGCTTCTTGCTTTTCAATCCACCGGCGCCGCGCCGCGCGGGTCTCTTCGCCGGCTGAGCGCGTGAACATCACGCATGCCGGGTTATTCCAGGCGACGAACGGATTCGCCAACGGGGTGAAGCTGCCGTCGTAGCCCGTGCATCGCCCTTCCCCGCGCGCCATGTGTTCGGGATGACCCTTTGTGGTCAGGCTCTCGCACATGGCGCAGATATCGTCGTCCCGGCGCTCACTGCCGGACCAGCCCGTTGCCGAACGCGTCATGCATCGATCCCAGCCAGTTGCGGGCGAGTCGAATGGGTGGCCCGGCCGTCGAGCAGCGGTACGCCGGGCGCCATGCCGCCAGCGATCACGCGGCGGACCAAGTCTTCATTGCCGACCAGCCGGACGCACGGCTTGGCCAACCCCTCGGCGGTGTTGTGCACACTGGCTGAGCCGAGCAAGTAGCGCGGGTACTCTGGCGTGGCGCCAACGATCTTGAAGCCGCGGTAGCGCGTGATGAATTCCTTTGCCACAAATGGCCAGTTCTCGTCGTCGTGCGAACAAATCCGGACCCACCCGCCCATGTCGACCAGCACGCGGTGCACGATCGCGTCATCGAAAGCGACGTCGGCCCACCCGCCAATATGACGCACCGCCCTGTCGACCTTCGACCACGCCACCTGGGCCTGGTCCTCGGTGCGACCCTGCAGCACCTTCGTGACGTCGGCGATCTTCGGCATGAACTGGCCGCTGTCCGGGTTCTGGGTGTGCTGCCAGAGTGCCCGCTCCACCGCTTCGATGTCGTACTGGCGCAGGCCTTCCCAATACAGGCCGATCACGCCGGTCGAAAGCTCCTTACCGTAGTAGTCGGCAATCCCGGTCAAGATAGTGAGAAACTTTGGTCGGTCTTTAGGCTGCATCGCCATGCTCCTCCAACCAGCGCGCAGCGTTCTGTGCGGTTGCGGCGCCGGCCTTCCCTAGAGTCGGCACAGCACGTAGGCCCGGCAATGACCAGTCAGAGCCGAAGTGCTCATCGGTGCCGAAGAACGTCTCGGGCAACTTCAGATGTTGGCCAGTCGCCTGGATGTAGGCGGCATACGCACGTGCTCCGGCGAGCATAGCTTCAGCCGTGACGCCGGCCTTGATGCGCGCGGCCCAAGCCTTGAACGTCGCCCGCTTATTGGCGCCGGGGCGAGTCGGATAGGCTTGCCACGCCTCCTCAAAAGCCGGCGGGTAGTCGTTTCGTTTCATTTTGGCCGGCGCAGCCGCGGCGCGCAGCGCGTCAAGTTCGTTCAGCAATTCGGTAACGGTGGATGACTTGAGATGCACCGTCTCGCGTGTGGCAGCCATGTCGCGCAGGGGCTTGTAGTCACGCATGGCCCACCTCCCCGCCCTGCTGCCGGACCTTCCACTTGCCCCACTCGCCCGCCACCCATGTGACACCCTTCGGCGTGAAGCGCGCGGCGTTGTAAGCGTGCCCGCTGACCTGGGCGGTACCGGCCTTGACGCAGAAGCGGCCGGCGGTGATGTGCTGGGCGTGCGGCGTCAGCTCGCGGCCGAGCCGGTACAGGATCTTCTCGTCCAGCAGGAACTCTCGGAACTCGTTTTCATTCGCCTTGAGCAGCTTCGCCACCTGACGGAAACCCTTCGTGCCGGTCGAGTCGGCGTAGCGCTCCACGAACTCCACCGACGGCGCCGCGGCCTGCAGCTGCGCGGCCTGGGCGGTGATGATGTCCTGCTGGTCGGCAGCCAGGCGCAGCGCGTCGGCGAACGACTGCGGCAGTGTCGGCGCCGGCGCCGCGGCTTCCAGCTCCATCCAGCGGTCGATGATCCGCGCGCGCAGCACGGCGTTGTAACCCGAGACCACCACCAGGCAGTCGCGCCGGTCCAGGTCGTAGACCATTGTCGGCCGGCCGCCGCCGTCGGGCAGGTGCGGGCGGGCAGTATTACGACCAAGTCGTAAAACCCCTTCGTTGATCAGGCGCTCGATCGTGGCGATCACGTCGTTGTGGCGCGCCTCGCAGATGTCGGCGATCTCGCGGCTCGACATCGTCTGCTCGGCGGCGCTGGTGTTATGCAGATTCAGCATGCTTCCCATGTCGTTTCCTTTCTTATATAGGAGCCGCGTCAGGCGGCATCCTTGTATTCAATTCCCAGCAGCGCGACGCACTCGGCCAACAGCTCGCGCTGGGTGCCGTATCGCGCCTCGAAGCGCGCCTTGTACGGATGCACTGCGATCAGCGTCGTGTTCGGCCCGGTGCCGTCCTGGTGGTGGCCCGCGCACAGCGGCAGCACCAGGAGGTGCGCGCCCGGCTTCGTGCGGCCGTCGATGTGGTGCAGGCTGATCGTGTGGTTCGTCCAACCGTCCTTCAGGCAGGCGATGCACGGCAGTGCTCCCATCCTGTCCATGAAGCGTTTTTCTTCGGCGGTCGGCGGGCGGCCCTTCATGCCCCGCGACTTCATGGGCTTCGCTGGCTTCAGCAGCTTCGGCGCGCGGGCGCGGGCCTTGGCTTGGGTAGCGGCGACACGCAGCAGGCCGGCGCAGGCGGCCGGGGTCTTGAAGCCGGTGCCGCGCGACATCGCTGTCTTGCGCTGCAGCGGCTTGCCTGGGTTGAGAGGCGAGCGCTTCATGATAGGATCGGGCCTTTTGCAGCACTCTCACGACCATGAAAATCGAATTCCCTCCCATTTCCGTAGCCGATGGTCAGAACTGGGGCATCGCTTTCCCGGTTGAAGTCGACGGGGTACGCCGCCGCTGTCTGATCTATGACGAGGCCATTCAAGACCTGTTTCAGGTCAAAACAGCGGACCTTGAACAGCTGCGAGCCATCTTCGAACAGAACCGCGCTGTAGTTGAAGCGCTTGTCCGTGAGCAGATTCGACCTGGTGAGGACGGCGAGATACGAATCTTCAAAGAAAACGTGTGACGCCACACTGAAGGCATGAACAGGTCTGATCACGCCTCACCTCCGCCAATGTTCTTGAAGCCGAAGCCGGCCGGGCGCCGGGACCACTCGGGCACATCCTGTCGGATGCCGCGCGAGTTGGTGAGGTACTTGCGGCTCAGGGGCGGCTGCTTGTACGCGGTCGCCTCGCGCGACACGGCGATCTCGCCGACGTACTGAGCCTTCGTGACGCCTTCAAGCTTGTCGTAGTGCGCGCGGGCGAACTCGCTGCAGTTGATCAGGTCGTTCTGAGCCAGGGTGAACCAGCCGCTGCTCAGGCAACGTTGGATCAGTTCGCCGCGGCCTTCCTTGCGCACGCTGTCGCCCATCGCCTTGAACAGTGCGTCTTCGGTTTGCGGACCGTGCCGGTACAGGTAAGCACCGGCCGAGTGCGGGAAGCTGTGCTTGCTCGGCACACGTGGGTTTTGACTGCGCCTGCCCATTAATGAGCCCTCCGAATAGTGAATCGTGCGAACGCGCAGCCACCAGCGTGAGTGTCGCCCTGGAGGCGGCCGCATGCGGTGCAGCGCGGTACTGACAAAACGTTGTATGATTTACCACACACGCCAACTCTGCTGGAGCCCTTCTTATGCAAGCAAAGCCCGTTGCCACCCAAGCTGAACTCGACACCTTCCAAGCTGCCTACAGAGACTGGTGCGCCGCTACCGACGAGTACAACGCGCGAATTAACGCTATTGCGGCAGGTACTGATAAGGCCAGCGCCGCGCTCGATCAACTGATCGACGAGATGGCCGCTAAGCACCGACATTTCATTGAAAGCTCGAAGCCCTTCGTCTCTTGGAGATAATGCTTGGGTCATGCCGCCCTCCCCAGGATCTGGCGCTCGTGCGCGAAGTTCGCGCGGATCAGCGCCTCCGACAGCGGCGGGCACACGCTGTTGCCGCACATGCGCACCTGGGCCGACTTGGTCAGCGGGATGCGCGGCAGCGACAGCGGGTCAGCCTCGACCTGCTCGCCGCCGACGAATAGCAGCGCCGGGTCCGGAATCTCGTCGATGATGTAATCGGCCGGGAAGCCCTGGGCCCGGTACAGCTCGTGCGGCGCCAGCATGCGCAGACCGATGTCCACGATCTGGTAGTCCACACCCTTAATGGTCACCAGGCCGAAGCGGTCGCGGCTGGTGACCGTTGCTAGTGGCGAGTCCGGGCTCTGGTCCTGATCGGTGCCGTAGTAGGCGAGCAGGAAGGCGCGCACCTCGGCGTGATGCTGGCCGCCGGCGCTGATCGTATGGAGTGGTTCGTCGGCGCCGGCAGCGGTGCTGGTGCCGCGCAGCTTTACCAGGTGGCTCGACACCAGCGCCGAATTGCCACCACCACCCGCGGTAACGGTACCCAGCGGCGCAGCGGCGGCATGGCCGATGCTCTTGCCCATGTCGCGCTGGATGTGCGCTGTGACCAGGCCCAGCGCATGCGGGGCGCCGGCCGGATTCTCTTTTGGTCCGGCCGTGATGGTCGGCACTGGCTCGGTCAACTCGCTACCAGTCGACCCGGTGCGGAACTTCGTCAGGTGCGCAGTCACCAGGCTGTGGTGGTCAGTGCTGGTCACGGTGCCGATTGGCTGCTCCAGTTCTGAACCAACGACGCCGGTGTAGTGTTTCGCCAGGAAGGCCGTGGCGACCGCAGTATCGCCCTTGGACGTGATCGTCGCGGTCGGCTCGTCGGCGCCGCGCGGGCGGCTGTCACCGGCCCGGCCGCCCACGCCGACCAGAGCGGCCGAGACCATGCTGAAATGCCCACCCTTGACCTGGGCGCAGATGGTGCGCAGCGGCTCGTCCGCCGGCATCACGCGCTGGTTGCTCGCGTTGGCATGCTCGTTCAGGAACGCGGTCACGAGCGCCTGGTTGGCGGCACTGGTCACGGTTGGCAGCGGGCTTTCCGCGTCGGCGCCCGGATGGCCGGTGGTGTTGGTCATGACGAACGGCCGCAAGGTGGCCGCCGCCAGCGCCTTCTCGCCGCGCTGGGCGCCCGTGATCGTGCGGAACGGCTCGTGCACGGACTCGCTGCGGTCGCTGCCCTGGTGGGTCACCGGGACGATGCTCGGCACGACCACAGCGCGGTGGTTCTCGGTAGTCAGGGTGCCGAACGGCTGGTTTGCCGTCACCGGCTTGCCGGCGTAAATCGGGCCGCCCTGGCCGACGATGAACGGATCCGCCGCGTCGACTACGTAGCGCATGATGCCCTTGGCGATGCGGCGCTTGGTTGCGTCGGCCAGCTCGCGCTTGCGGCCGAAGATGCTCGGGCACTCCAGCGACCAGTCGATGCACTCCGCTGCGGTGCGGTGCGGCTGCAGCTTCCCAGCACGCACACCAGGCGAGTCAGGGGCGCCATGCGTGGCCGCCGGCCAGCAGATCGGCAGGCCATCGCGGCGCGCAACCAGGAAGAAGCGCTTGCGGATCGTCGGCGTGGCGTGGTCGCTGGCGCGCAGCTCGCGGTGGTCGACCTTGTAGCCGTGGGCTTCCAGCTGGCGCACGAAGCTCGCGAACGTCTTGCCGCGCTTCGCCGGGTCCGGCTTCCAGGCGCCGTGCTCGTCCTGGATCAGCGGGCCCCAGGTTTTGAACTCCTCGACGTTCTCGAGCATGATCACGCGCGGCTTGCACTTGGCCGCCCAGCGCAGCGTCACCCAGGCCAGGCCACGGATCTTCTTCTCGACCGGCTTTCCACCCTTGGCCTTGCTGAAGTGTTTGCAATCCGGGCTGAGCCACACCAGGCCCACCGGCTGGTTGCCAGTGATCTCGATGGGGTCGACGTCCCACACGCTCTCGCACAGGTGCTTCGTGTGCGGGTGGTTGATGGCGTGCATGGCCAGCGCTTCGGGATCGTGGTTGATCGCGATGTCGACCGGGCGGCCGAACGCGGCCTCCAGGCCGGTGCTGGTCCCGCCGCCGCCGGCGAAGTTGTCGATGATCAGCTCATTGCCCAGGTCGAGCGCCATGGTCATCAGGTCGCGCTTCATACGCGCACCTCATGCTGGCCGGCGCCGAAGAAAGCAGCTACGAGCGGATCGCGCATCGGCGGAGTGCGGCTGACGCGGATCGAGAACGGAGCGTCGTCTTGCATGATGTGGAAGCGGCGGCTCGGGTCGCGGCCGGCGATGCGCAACGCCGACTTCGACTCGCGCGCGGCGCGCACCGGGGCGGTGGTGGTGAGGCTGGCCAGGTAGACCTGGGCCTGCTCGGGTGTGACGGCCAGGGTGTAGACGCGGTGGACCACCGACACGGCACCGTCGACCGGAACGGCCAGAGCGATGACGCCGGCGGCGGTCAGGTCGCCGACGTACTTGCGGGCGCCGGAAGGGCTGAGCTTCAGGACCCAGGCCAGCTCGTCGGCCGGCAGGTCGCGGAGGAGCAGCTCGGCGACCAGGGTGCGCAGGCGCTCCATGCGCTGGATCGTCTGGCCGTGGGTTACGTGGTGAGCGCGGGTCATTGGCATACCTCACGTCCCGGCGTGGCGCGACGCGCGCGGCAAAATTCCCTCACCGACGCGAGCACTTGGACAATCTCTTCTGGCGTCTTGGAGCACCAAATGCGGCAAGCCTCAGCGATTGCCACATCAAGGGTTTCGCCGCCGGCGACCCGAAAGCCCGTTTCGGCATGCGAAGCAGTCCAATCTTCGCTCATCGCTTTTTCGCCAAAGGCGCGATGCACACCAAAGTTCTCGCCACTTCCTTGGATGACGAAGGGCTCAGCGATCACCAGCACGTCCGCATTGTTACAGCTAAGATAAATCCTCATGCCGCACCGCCGATCTCGGCCGGCGCCGCAGCTGCTTTGAAATCGGCTTCGGTCAGGGCGTGGCGGTAGATGGTGTCGGCCTTGTAGACGACGTCGCCCGGGCGCAGCCAGTCGTTCTGGTGGATCAGGTCCTCGAGCGAAGTTGCGGTGAACGGTTCGATCAGGACGGACCACAGGTCGACGGCCGACATGCCGGCGGCAGCCAGCTGGGCGGCGCCGACGACGCTGAAGCCCAAGTCTTCGGCGCGCTTGACCTGGGCGAACAGGTCGCGCACAGCGCTGTGGTGGTCGGCGTCGATGCAGACGCTGACGTCGTCGCGCTCTTCCTTCAGGTAGCCGTTGCACAGGACGCGAGCGGCGCTCAGCAGGTTGATCGCCAGAAGCTTCCAGTGCGTGTCGCGCGCTGCGAAGATGGCTGGCACGGCGCTGCGCGAGGACTGCTCTTCACCGGTTTGCGCCGGTGCCTTCTCTTTTTCTGCTAACATGCGGTTCTCCGTAGTTGTACTTGTTTCAAGAAGCCCGGTTGCCGCCGGGCTTTGTCATTTCTGCTGCGCTTCCACCAGTCGCTGGTATGCTTCGTGGCTCATTACGTGGCCGGGCTCGACCGGCGCTGGCTGCTGCTCTTGCTCCTCTTGATTCACTGGTCTCCTTTCTTCGGCTTCATGCCCTTGATATTTCCGAGCGCGCCGCTCAAGCGTTCGAGCTGCAGCCGGGCTGACGCCACCTTGGCCTCCGCTTTCTGGACGAGGTATTCGTGCGCGGCTTGCCAGGTGTCGTGGTACTGCGCGAACTCGCCATGCTTGGCCTCGCGTCGCTCCGACTTGCCGCCCTTCTGCCAGCCCTCGCTTTTCACGTAGACGCAAGCGGCTGTTTCGCGGATCACCTGGACCTGCTCGATGTTGTTCGCGCTGTAATTGGTCCTAAACTTCGTAATTCCGCCTGAGGCCGACTTCTTCGGTTGATTCACACGCCCTCCTTCTCTGACATGGCGCAGATTCGCTGACCTGCGCCGGGTTATCGTGGTATCGGTGGGGAGCGGTCTACGCCACCAAGGCGCGGATTTCTTTGACCGGCACGCCTAGGTGCTCGTGGATCCGGAGGATCAGCGACGCGCCCAGCGGGAAGCGGCCGCTGCGCAGCTTGCTGATCACCGGCGGCTGGACGTCCAGCTCGCGGGCCAGCGCGGCGTCGCTCTTGATGTCGAAGCGCTTGCGCAGTGCGTCGACCAGGTTCCCTGCCCTGCTCTTTTCGTTTTTCTCGTCCATCTCGTTCATTCCCTGTTCTGGTTATGTTGGTGACGGCGCCCCCGCCGCCTGGGTGCTGCTCACTTCGAAACCGGCTTCTCTGCCATGCCGGACAGGCGCTCGATCAGCTGCAGCATCGGGCGGAAGGCCTTGAATACGGAGCGGCGGACCGCCTTGACCTCGTGCTCTTCGACGCGACCGTCCTCCAGCGTCTTGTGCACCTCGGTCGCCACGTCGCCCAGGCGCTGCCAGATGTCGGTGACGTTTTCCAGCACGCCCATGTCCGACGACGGCTGCTCTTCGATCTTCGTCAGCACGAAGCCATGGGATTCGGCCAGCGCATACAGCATCGAGTAGTCCCCGGTCAGCGACATGACGTTCTCGATGTCGTCGCTGGTGATGACGTTGACGTTGCTGTTCGGGTTTGCCTTGTTGCGCAGGATCGCGGCCGACATGCCGATGCGTGCAGCCAGGGCAACGCAGCCGCCTGGAGCGTTGTGGACGGTCTGGTGAAATGCGTCTTTGAGGTTCATGCTGTTGCCCCGTTTAAAAATGATGTTTTTGCAATTCTTTGATGCAATACTGCATCTGTCGAAAACTTGAACCCTGAAGGCCCTGAAATGACTGCTTACCGTGCTGACCGACTGCCGCAAGATGCCGAGCTGGCTTACGGCTCAGGCTCTACTACAGGTGCCGGCGCTTGGTCCGATGGCGCAGTCATCAGGCGGTCGCGCGAAGGCGGCGTGCGGCCGGCACGGCCGGGATCGGGATCAATGTCGGTCGAACGTCGCGCCGGGGACGGCTCACCCATTCCAAGGGCTGCGAACACTGCAGGGCGTGCCAGGCGCAAAAAAGCGAGGCGCGCCTTCGGTATGCCTAACCTCCTCCATTCCGATACAGAAGGCGGCTGAACCTCGCAAAGTCGCGCTACTTCGGACGTCCCGCCTAAGGCGTCAATGATTTCGTCAGGCGTTTTCTCGGTAGTCATGTATCCATTTTAGGCATACCTAACTAAGAACGCAAGCATTTTTAGGCTTGCCTCAATCAAAAACTATTAGGATTGCCTAATGGAAGAATGGAAATTAAGACTTAAGCAAGCACGTGAGGCAAAAGGGCTCAGCAAGAGCGACTTCGCCAAGGCAGTACGCATTTCAGCGCCAACCGCTACTGACTGGGAGAAGAGCGTCGCGGATGGCGGGATTAAGGAAATCTCGGGCGTCAGGCTTGCCAAGGCCTGCGAGGTACTGGGCGTTGACTCGGCCTGGTTGTTGCACGGAAAAGGCGCCACTCCAGCGCCGGCACCCTCGCCTGATCGCATCGAGGAAATTAAACCGGTCCGCGGGCTGCACGAAAGCGATCCCGCATTTGTGCACATCCCGAAGGTTCGGTTGTTGGTGTCCGCCGGCGTCAGCGGCTTCGGCGTAGAGCCTGAGGCCTACGACGGAGCGACCGCCCCTGTTCCTGCTGACTGGCTGCGCAGGCGCCAGCTGCGGCCCGATCGCCTGATCGCGATCCGCGTCCGCGGGCAGAGCATGGAGCCGACCTTTTACCAGGGGGATACCGTCATCATCAACCAGGACGATGCGGCGCCAGTCGATGGTGCTGTCTTCGTAGTGAATTACGAGGGTGAGGACGTTATCAAGCGGCTCGTGCGTGACGCCGGCAGCTGGTGGCTGGTTTCAGACAACCCAAATCAGCAGAATTACTCGAGGAAGCTGTGCAAGGGCGCAGAGTGCATCATCCTCGGCCGTGTGGTGCGAAGCGAGCGCGAGCACTACTGATGCTGTGTACGGTTGTCGATCTCTGCTGCGTTCGCGTGGCAGTGGTCAAGGTTGCGCTCGAAATGCTAGCGGAGCCCTGGGCCACGCGCGAAGTGCGCACGCTTCAACCTCGGTTTGGCGTATTGCCCATCATGCTCGTCGCGTTTGAGGATTTCGCTTTGCTTGATGCTCAGGCATTCGCCGAGTTTCCGGTATCGGGCTATCTGGCTGACCTTATCTACTGGAACAGTATGGAGCCGGTCAATTGGGAGCCTCTCCCTGAGCTGGAAGAGGAAGAATTGCCGTTTTAGGCGCTACGGCACGCCTGGATGCCGAATAAAGATCATCAGCGAAATGTTCAAGATTTGTTCATATGCAGTAGTTCTCATGCTCGGCGCGAACGTTGTTGGGTGCGGCAAGCAGACGCCGGTGTCGGCGCCAGCATCCGCAGCGACGGCAGATGCTGCGCTAGCTAACGCCGGATCCAAGACGCCGCCGCCCTCCGCCAAAACGTACGATGGCCCGTTTGGGCTGGCGGCTGGCATTTTGCCATCAGAGTTGATTGCGATGGGTTTTGTGGAAACCGAATCAGCGCCGGGCGTTTTCAGAGGCAAGCCTCCAAAACCATTCTCAGACCCAGGCGAATATGTTGTTCTCGCGTCGCCGAAAGCTGGTTTATGCCGTATTCGCGCGACATTCGATGTGAACAATATCAATGGGGCTGGCGATCAAATTAAGTCAAAAGTTGATCGACTCGCTGAAACAATGCAAATTAAGTACGGAATCCATTCACATAAAGTCGATTTCATCGCCCGAGATGTGTATCGCCGCAACCCAGAATTCTGGATGATGGGATTGAAAGAAGATTCAGTGATGTACGGATATGACTGGACTGCGGGGAAAACTCAGCAACCGATGCCGAAGGGCCTATCCAACATCGAGATTGTTGCAACCGCGCTTGACAGCAGTAGCGGCCTTGCTGCGATTCACTACAACTTTGACAACCGTACAGAGTGTATGAAAGAGCTGAATGCACAGAAGTCATCGGCACTGTGAATCTATGCAGAGAAACTAATGGACGATCTAAGTAGGCGGGCAGTAATCGAAGAACTCGAGTTGTTCGAAAAGCGCACGCGCGAAATCATTGGACGCATCGATGGCAAGCGTAGCATCGGCGCTTTCGAGCGCGACGAGCTTCAGGCGATGTACTCCGCGCTCAAGGAAGACGTTAAGGCAGCTGCAAAGCTCGGCAAGGCGACGCAGGATCGAGATGCCCAGACCGACTGGGAGCGGTACTACTTCGCGCCAGCGATGCTCAAGGCAGCAAACGGGCTCCGAGCAAAGACCAACAGCCATCCCATCAACTCGAATTGGATAGGCTCGCTTCTAGATGCCGCGTGTGAGTTCAGCTACTACCTTGCGATGCTGCAAAAGGATCGCCCAGGAGATCGATAACAACGAGCTCTGCAGTTGCGAGCTTTCGAAGCAGCTGAGAATGCATGATTTGCAGGCGCTGCTTTGAGAGTGTCGGACCTTCAACCCTGATCTTTTCAGCGAGCCAGGCGGCCATCTTGATGTCATGCACAAGATTCAACGGGGTATTGTAGTTACCGCAGTCTCGAAGGTACTGGCGCCGGCGCCACTTTGCCTCAACATGCGCTCGTCGCAGATTGGCTTCACATTCTGCTGAGAAGGTAAGTTCGCTCATAGTCTGCAGTTTAGGGTGGACCGTGACGGTTTACAACCTCGGCGTGACACTTGGTTAGATTTTTGGCATTGCTAGCGGGATATACTCAGCAGGCGATACGGCACGCGTAGATGCCGGCGCCTGAAGGAGAGGGGCAATGCGCAGTATTCGACAAGTTGGCGTGGCCGCGGCCTGTGCGTGCGCCCTCGCTTGGCCCGCCGCAATGGCAGCATCACCAAAGGTCAGCTTCGGCGCCGCGCCAAAAGGATACGCTGCTAAAGTAGCCACCAAGATTATCAAAGAAAACTTCGACGCGTGCACGAAGGTTACCTCAGCGAAGCGGCTGCATGACGGAACCATCATGGCCAGGTGCGCGGGCTCAGACTTCAGAGTGTTCACTGCATTCAAGCGCGATGAAGGCAAGACGATCGAGGTGGCGTTGAACTGCACCGTCCTGAAAAAGCGCCTGGACGTCGATTGCTAGGCCAGCCATGCCTCTTCGAACATGCCCGGACTGTGGGTTCGTTACCACCCGCGTCACCATGTGCCAACAATGCGTGCACAGGCCGCATGTGCTCAATGTCCGAGCACTCATTGTAGCGGTCGGTGCTGCAGCGCTACTCCTCGCGGTTCTTTGGCAATCCAACGCGGGTAATTAGGCTGACCTGTTACAGCAAAAACGTTATAATCGCGCGATGAAGCCGGACATCATTCGCGAAAAGTTGCGTCAGTGGGTAGAAGCGATGGGCCACCATCGCAGTGGGGACGTGTTTATTGATGAGCTGTGCATTATTGACAAGACCAATCGTGCTGATTTAGTGCACGCCAATGGCAAGTTATGCGGCTTTGAGATCAAATCTGAATCTGATACCCTCAAACGTTGGCCTGATCAGCGAATCGCATACAAGTTGGTCTTCGACGAGGTATGGATCTGCTGTCACCGAAAGCATGCGCCGCGCGTGCTGCTTGACGAAACTGACGACAGCGGCATCATTATTGTTGATGATTTTGGATCTTTAGCAGTTCTTCGGCCTGCAAAACAAAATCGCCACCTTGATGGATACCATCTATCTGGCCTGCTTTGGCGAGAAGAACTAGATCGATTGTGCCGGAAGCATGACTTGCCAGTTGTACGAGCGGAAAAAATAAAGCAAACGAGGGAGCGCCTTTCAGCCTTACTCCCTCTTGATGCCATTCGACACGAAGTGCTCACCGTGCTAAAGGCTAGGTACGGAAAAAGTTAAGTTTACTCCGTGTCTTCTAATGACCCATGCATCGTTGCGCCAAGCTCTGAGAGTATCGCGCATATATGCTGGTTAATCTTATAGCCGTTCCAGGTTCCATTGTTTCCGTATTTAGCATCAACTCGACTCGCTATGCGACCGATTTCGCGCGTCGCCCAGCAGAAGCTATCGCCCTGATAGCCAGGCAATGCCCGAATTGCGTCCGCAATATTAGGGTACACGAAAAATTCCTTGTCCTTCCCGTCCCTGAACTGATTCCATCCTGAGTCAATTAGAATGTTGGCGAACGGTATGACCGGCATTCCTGGAATGTACTCCAGTGGACTTGTGGGGTTGGTTGCGCCGAAATCGCCATAGATGAGCTCAAAGTTATCCAATATCGTTTGAGCAGCTTTCTGCCAAAGGATATCTAGGCAGGTGACGATCCTCGAGGTGCCAGAAGGTGGTTTGTCAGATGGGAACGCAGTACTAAGCAGTGCAGCTCGAGTAATGCCGTACGTACGAATTTGCGTGATCGTAGTAAATAACTCCCCATTTGGACTGAGGTCAGGCGGGGATTTTACGCCGATATTTAAAATAATCAGCAATTTCGCGGGATTCTCAACCGCATCGAGTATTCGAGTGACTTTCTCGGTCTCGGCTTTGCCAGCACTCATATCAACAACTACCGCAACAGTGTCGTAGCTTCGTTCAAGCTGGACAGCACACTGAACAATTTCTCTTGTCGAATCACCCGTTGCCCAGCTAACAACAGGGACAATAGAAGCATTACGCCCTCGTGCCCAATCGTAGAAATCTCGTTTTGCCTGGTACCCGCTGGCCGGAGAGTGCAAGCCCCCGCTCACGATAAGTTCGTCATGCTGATCGGGTGAAAAGCGAGACACATCGAGCAAGAACGGGAAATTCCCCCAGTTGTCAAGAAATGCAACTACCTGCTTATCATCGTCGCCGCGAACATTCATTAGTGGAGCGACTCGGGCCTTACGCTCTACCTCCAAATTTAACACTGCCTTCACATCATTCTGCGCAGTGCGTAACGACACTACATATTCCATGTTTTCTCCCTAGTTTGGTTGATGAGCCAAAGGCTCAGCACGAGTCTAGAGAAAAAAACTTGCCAGAAACTAACGAAATGTCACCGTGAGAAAAGATTGCCAGACAGTGCGCAGCGGTTTGAGGTCGACCTACCTCCTGATGCCCTTAGCCGCACGAACGACGAATCCAGGGAAAAGCGCTTGGCAAGTAGATTGGTCGCTGATGACCGCTTGGACGTTCGTGTTGCCGCTTGAGGCGCTATCTGAAGACGTTTCCATGCCTAAGATACCCGCCAGGCCGCGCTGGGCTTTCTCGGCCGTCGATGAGCGCGCCCGGCTGATTTTCTCCTGCAGTTGGTCCAGCATGGCCTGCGTGATCTCGTCGGCGCCGTGCCGGTACGCCCAGCCCTTCACCAGCGGGTACTGAATCCCGAATACTTCCGCCTCGATGCGGGTCAAGGCCTTGACGGCGCCGCGGCGTTCGAGGTAGACCGCGAGGGTCAATTTTTCGGGCATTTTCGGGCCTTTTTTTCTGCGCACCCTCTATAGGTACTGTTGAGGTTCTTGTTCTTGGCTGATCAACCAGGTGTTCTAGGGTTATCGGTTTTGTTTTATCCCAGCAGAGCCTCGGTTCCAGAGCGTAACCCTCCCTAGAGGCCGACGAAAAACGTCGACTTCCGTGTCGGGCTACTGCATCCCTTGCTTTCGCACTTCGGACACTTTCGCTTGTTCGCAGACTTCCCAGACCTTTCGATCTGATCCCCCGGCGCGCTCTACGATCCACCCACGCGTTGCCCCTTCCGGACGTCCTTGGCACTTCAGCCTGGGCGTCGGCGGTTTCCCCTCCCTGCCCCAGGCTTGCAACCAGCCGAACTAGGCCGATGGCCCATTGTACCTAAATATTTAGGCATACCTCAATATTTTTATTGACTTCGTTTTTAGGCATGCCTAACATAGAGTCATCGAAAGCGAACTCACCAGCGTGAGCGCAGTAACTGGAGAACCGATGAGCACCACGAACGAAACCGAAATTGAACCGCAAGACTGGAGCCGCGCTGACCGCATCGTCGCCGGCTTGATGCTGACTGCTGCGCTGGGCTTTCTGGCCGGCGCTGTAGCCACCCTGTGGATCTGACCATGACGAACTGGACCCAGAAGTACCTGAAGGAAGCGATCACCGACGAGATCGAGCTGGCGCGCCTGCTCGGCTTTGGCAAGGTCGCGCGGCCGGCGCAGTTGAACCAGTACACGACCCTCACCCGGGCCAACGCCTCGCGCATCGGCCGGGGCATGCTCGGCTCGAGCGGCGGCGCGTCGACGTCGATGATTCCGCAGTGGCGCCGCAACTGGAGCGCAGCTGGACCGCTAATCGGCAAGCTCGCTTTGAAGATCAGCCACGACCTCGACGAGCGCACCGTGTCCGTCGGCGCAAGTGACCGCCGCCGGAGCGTCACCGAGCAGTACGACGATCACCCCTCTGTCGACGCCGCGATCTGGACTGCGATCGTACGCGCATCGATCCAGTTGATCGCCGAGCAGCGCGAAGCCCACTAACGAATTCGCCCACCCGGGCCGCCGGCACGGCGCCAGTGCGAACACAGAGGGCCAATCCGGCCCCGACCAACAACCAGGGAGAACGACATGCGCTTGCGAATCACGGTCCGCGATGAACACGACCGGCCTCAGACCTACACCGCCATCGGTGATCCAGCAGCGCACGAGGCTGCGGCTTACGACGCCGGCGCCATGGGCGTGACCGTGGTGGTGCTGTCGTGAGCGAGCGCCAAATCTCCGCCCGCGTGGCCTCGTACGTAATCCGCTGCCTCGCCGCTTTAGGCCTGGTGTTCGCGATCCTCTATACGCAAGCTTTCGTCCAATAAGGCAACCATGAAATTCAACAGCATCCGCGCTGGCAACACCTTCTACACGGTATCGCGGCAACGAATGGGCAACACGACGATGTCGACCGTGGCTGTGCACGAAGTGACGGTGCGCAGCACCGATTCTGTACACGAAACCGTTCTGGCCAGCTGGAACGGCAACCCGGCACGTGTGTATTCGAGCCGCGAATTCGCGAAATGGCGACTCAACAAGCCTTTGCTTATCAAATCGGGCATCGGCCACCGCCTGGCGACCCGAAAAGAAATCGCCGCAGCCAAGTCGGATCCGAGCAAGCGCTGAGCCGCGCAGCTGATCAACAAACCGAAGGACGAAACGAATGTTCAAGAATCTCCAGGTGTACCGCCTCCCTGCCCCATGGGCTGTCACCGCCGACCAGCTGGCGGCCGCGCTGGCGCCGCACGCATTCACGCCGGCGTCGAGCAACGAACTGCTGCGCCAGGGCTGGGAGCCTCCGCGCGAGGGCGGCGCCCTGGTGCACGCCGTGGCCGGCCAGTTCCTGCTGCAGCTGAAGACCGAGAAGAAGGTGATGCCGGCCGCCGCGGTCAATGCCGTCGCCAAAGCCAAGGCCGACGAGCTCGAAGAGCAGCAGGGCTTCAGGCCGGGCAAGAAGGCCATGAAGGAACTGAAGGAACGCGCCGCCGATGAGATGCTGCCGCGCGCCTTCACGGTACCGAGCGTCACTCGCGTCTGGATCGATCCAGTGAACGGGTGGCTAGTGATCGACGCGGCGTCGGCCGGCAAAGCTGACGACGTGATCAAGCTGCTGCTGAAGGCCGTCGACCGCCTGCCGCTGGAATCGCTGCGCGTGCAGCGCTCGCCTGTGGCCATGATGACCGCGTGGCTGGAAGCCGATGAGGCGCCGCACAACTTCACGATCGACCAGGACACCGAGCTGCGCGCCACTGGTGCCGGCCAGGCGAAGGTCCGCTTTGTGAAGCACTCCCTGGATCCACAAGACGTCGGCCGCCACATCGCCGCCGGCAAGCAGTGCACGCGCCTGGCCATGACCTGGAACAGCCGCATCTCGTTCGTGCTGACCGAGTCGCTGGTGATTAAGGGCGTCAAACCGCTCGACATCCTGAAGGAAGGTCAGGCCGGCGCCGCGAACGACCACGAGCGCTTCGACAACGACCTCACCCTGATGACCGGCGAGCTGGCCAAGCTGCTGGCCGACCTGGTCGAGGCCTTGGGCGGCGAGGCCAAGGCATGACCGCGCGGCGCAAGCGCGGACCCTGGTCCGGCGCCGGCCTGACGCGGCTCGAGCGGCAGCTCGGCGGCAACACGGCGCAGGACCGCAAGGACATCGCTGCCGCTGCGGCCGTCCCTCGCGGCCAGCGCTACCGCCAGGACATGGCCGACATCACCAGTGCAGCACCGGCGCCGAAGAGCGCGGATCCCGAACAGAACAAATAACCCATCAACCACCAGGCGAGAGAACATGGACACCACGAACAGCAGCGAGAAACCACAGCGGCGCGTCAAGCACGGCCAGCGCCCGACCGAGCCCCTTGCCGACTGGCCGGCAGAGTTCGGCGCCGCCGGCGCGGAGCAGCCTGCCGCTACCTCGGGCGATGTCCCGGCCGACCTGCAACAGCTCAAGGCGCTGGCACTGGCGGCAACGCCGGGACCGTGGGAGCGTGGCGCCAAAGGTAACGGACATGAACTCCATGTCTACGGCGAAGAGCTCGGCGGCGCTGCTATCTGCGGAATGGATAAGCCATACAACTTCACTCCGCACGAACGGCGCATTCAGAATCTCGACTACATCGCCGCTGCCAACCCTGCCGTTGTTCTCGGCCTGATCGCCCGCATCGAGCGCGCCACCGCAAATGCTCAACCTGTGAGCACATCCAGCGAACGTGTCGAAAACGCTGCTGGAAATGAACAGGTAGAGCGCGCCGCAGCTCCTTCACCGAGCGAAAGCAATATGCAGAAAGTGCATAGTGCTCCTGCTACCGCATCGGGCGATGAGTTGCCGCCACTGTCCGACGCCGAGTACCAGAGCATTCTCGGCCCGGTATTGTCGCGCGAAGGCATGCGCCGCTATCGCAACGCTGACCCGCTCAACCTTGACCCGAGCGACCTGCGCGCCATGATTGACCGCGCCCGCGCCGCAGTATCTGCCGCCACCAAGCCGACCACGGAGCAGATCGCAGACGTGATCGAGCGTCTGATCGGGGCTTGCATCATGGACTGGCATTCGAGCGATCCTGACGACGCATTCAACAGCGACAACGAGGAGCGTCGTACGCTGGTTGACGCGGTCGACAAGGCGCTAGCCGCCAAACGTGCCGCCACCAAGCCGACCGCCGACCTCGAAGTGCACAACCGTATCGCCCAGCGGCTCGCATGGTTGGAGAACGGCACCGGCATCAACGTGCCCGAATTCGTCGCCGACGTTCAATCCCTTCTCGCCACCAAGCCAGCCGATAACACCGAGCGCGACGCTTTGGCCGCAGCCATTGCCAGCGCCGCCGAGAAGCGCGGGATCATCGCGCCGGGCACCAGCTTGACCGGACCGCAGTTGGTAATGCTCTGCTCGGACCTCGCCACCAAGCCAGCAGCAGCAGTGCCGGCAGTGTCGGAAGAACTGCGCAAGGCGCTTCAAACCGTTGCACGCTGGGAGTTGCCGCCCACTGGAAAAACTTGGGATGACGGCTCGCCCATGTCCTATGCGGCCTGCTACGGCAGCAACGGCGAACGCGACTACATGCGGCAGGTAGCACTGAACGCTCTCGCAGCCACCCCTGCCGCCTCCACTATTGGAGCGGCACAGACTGCCGACCAGGTGCGGGACCAGGCGCTGGAGGATGCGGCGCGGTATTGCGAGTCGGCCGAGCTGCTATTTGATGTGGACGAGCTGATGCAGCGCACGAAGAAGGAGCTGACGGCCATCACCGCCAACATGCTCGCCGAGGGTGTGCGCGCCCTCAAGCGCCCCGCCACTACCGAGAACTCGGAGGCAGGCGATGCGTGACTGCTACATCGTGAGCGTGAAGCACACGAACCGCGAGCACGCCTACATCACAGTCTGGCGGCCCGATGACAAGGGCTATGCGTGGCCGCTGTCGTGGGCTGGGAAGTACCGCGAGGCCGATGTGCTGGCTCAGCGCGACTACTACCACCGGGGCGATGACACCTTGGCAGTGCCCTGCGAGTTGCTCGATGCACTGGCCGTACCGCCGACAAAAGGCACGGTCGACAACGACGCTGGGCCTGTCGTGCTGAACAACCGGACGAACTGGAAGTGCATCTTGGAGTTCGCGCTGCCGGAACCAATGCACCACCCGCAACCACAATACCCAGGCGCCCGGCGCCGGAAAGGATGACCCCATGACCACCACCCTCACGAACGACCAGATCACCGCAGGAGCAGCCGTACTGTGCGACCACGGCAAGCCTATCGGGCGCAATGCAGCTATCGAAGTGTTCGATGCGATGCAGGCTTCCGGCTCGGCAATGGCCGACCTGGACCTCGACAAGCTTCAGCAGCACGCAACGATGTTCCGTGACATCGAATCGTTCCACCCGGGCCACTTCCGGACGCTCAAGATTTTCGCAAACAGCACGCTCGACCTGATCGCCCGCATCGAGCGCGCAGCCCAGCCTGTCGCGCCTGTGCAGGACGAATGGCGCAACTTGTGCGATCAGCTTATCGACATCTGGGACGACGGCAAGTTCCCCGAGGAACATCGCACATACGTTGCAGGCGCGTGGCCGGACTTGCTTGCCGAAATCCGTGCGAAGCTCGCCGCCCCATCCCCGCAGATAGCGGAGAAGGTGGAACTGCCGCCGCTGCCTGAGCCATTTGACCATGTGGGTATGGCTGACGGCTCTACCCGGGGCGTATTCAACGATGAGCAGTACCGCAAAGGCCAGCGCGATGCTATCGCCGCATCCCGCCGTGCCCCTGCACCTGCCAGCGCAGGGCAAGCCCCCCCGGCTGGTTGGAAAATCGAGCGCGCGAATGATGAGCACTATGGCCCCGCATTCGTTATTCACGCTCCTGATAGGAGTTTCGCAGTGATCCGATCCGGAGCGCCAGACCCTACCGAGACTACCCTTTATCGCTACTTCGCCGCCCAGCCTGCCGAGGTCAGCGCAGGGCAAGCCGAGCCGACGCCCGAAATGATTGCTGCCGTCAAACGCGAGTGGCAGAACCCTGCGGCAACGTTTGCCAGTCTTGCCCGCGCGGTCCTCGCAGCCCAGTCTGCCGAAGGCAGCGCAGGGCACGCCGGTCAGGTGGCGACCGGGGACAAGCCTTTTGCGTATGTCTTCAAAAGCACGATGAAGATTCTGCGTGACGGGTGCAGTGTCATGGGCGAAATTCATCCGGAGGTAGAACCCGGCACTGATCTTTTCGAGCCAATATACGCCGCACCTGTCGAGCAGGGCCAGGGCGCAGCGCAGAGCGAGAAAGCTGCCGCTGCCAACGCGGGCGGTCTGCTGCCATGCCCGTTCTGTGGAAGCGAGAACGTCGCGCTGATCCACGACACGAGCAGCGATCATCGGTACGACTGGGATTTCGCCGTCGAATGTGAGTGCGGCGCAAAGGGCGAAGCGGACAAGAGCGACGAGCACGCTGCCACAGTCTGGAATCGTCGTGCCGACAGAACACCCGCTGCGGACGCGGGCGGTCAGTGCCCTTGCCCATGCCCGAACGTGGATATTCAGAACCACAACGACGGAACCGCATCATGTGTCGGCATCTGCCCGCCGACTGCCCGAGCAGCCGCCACCAGCGCAGGCGAACAATGACCCGCCTCGGCCCCGCCCTGTGGCTGCTGGCGGTGCTGATCGTCGCCAGCGGCAACTACTACGCCCACCGCCATGCCCAGCAGCCTCGCCAGTGCCCACCCGAGTGCGCCGACTGCGGCCACTCCTGGGGGCCGAGCAATAAGCCGTGGTGCACACCGAAGAATATGAAAGGAATGAAATGAGCGAAGAATTGAAGCCGTGTCCGTTTTGCAATGCAAAGCACGCCCATGTGTTTAAAAGCAACGATGAGCACGGAAATTATAGCTTCGGCGTTCAGTGTTCAAGCAGCCATTGCTCAGTTTGCGGGCCAGAACGAGGCACCGAAAGCGATGCGGTGGAGTCATGGAACCGCCGCACCCCAGCAGAGCCAGCACCGGCCGGCACCGGGCTAAGCCTGATCGAGTACCGCGCCAGCGCCGACGATGTGTGGCACAGCGCGCCGCTTTCGGAACTGGAATCGCTAGTCAAGGACGGCTTCCAAGTGCGTGCCGCCCCTGTCGCCGCACGCGAGCTGGGCGTAGAGGCCGAGCGCCGGGAGTACGGCTGGCTCGATGCCGAAGAGCTAGAGGCGCTGCGTAACGCGCTCTCGTGGATGGGAGAGTCCACGCCCGAAAGTTTGGAGGAAGTCGGCATCGAACAGCGTAGGCTTGTGCGCCGCTTGATTCGCGCAGTAGTTGAGCACCGCGACGCGACGTATGCAGCCCAATCCACTGCACCAGTGAGCACCGCCTCGACTGACCTGAGCGCTGCTGTTCTACGCACGATGTACGAGGCGTTCCAGCGTGGCGACAGCGTGGAGCGTGCGCACGCGGCTGTAATGGCAGCGATTGGCTCGCCAGTGAGCACCGAGCAGGCCGGGGATGCGTGGATCAGCGTCGAGGATCGGCTGCCAGGCGTTCTGCTCAATGACAACCGCCAGTTCATCATTGCCTGCCGGCGGGGCCGCAATGGCAAGACCTACGTTTTCGCGGCTGATTACCTTAACGCCCGAGAGCTGCACAACGACGAAGACGGCGCTGTGGCTTTGACTGGATGGTACACCGAGAGCGAACACCCCGAATACAACGGCTGGTTTGAGCCTGTGTGCCAAGTTGGCGACGAGGTCACGCACTGGATGCCTCTGCCAGCTGCCCCATCACCTAACAATTCGCCGGTAGGCGCAGACAGGAGAGAATGATGAGCGATATGTTCTTGAGCGCCGACGAGATCTCGAGCATGACCTCGCGGGTGCAGCGCGCGGCCCAAGCCAAGGTGCTGCGCTCGATGGGCATAGAATTTCGCCGGCGGCCCGACGGGAGTCTGGCAATCGCCCGGGCGCACGTCGAGAAGATGTTCGGCTGCGCCGCCGACAAACACAAGAAGACCCGCGAATTTACACCGAACTGGAATGGCCTGAATGCCTAGGAAACGCAGAAAAGAGAATGTCGGGCTGCCGGCGCGCTGGGTGTCGGAGCATGGCGCCTACTATTACCAGGTCCCGCGAGGCCTGGAGGATCGTTGGGACGGCAAACGCAAATTCCGGCTCGGTGCCAGTCTGCCGGATGCGTATGCCGAATGGGCGCGGCGCCTTGGCCAGGTCGACGGAGCAAAAACCATCGGCGGCCTCCTTGACCGCTACGCCCTTGAGGTGGTCCCGACGAAGAACACGCGCACCCAAGTGGAAAACAACCGCGCCCTGCGGAACCTGAAGGCGGTGTTTGGCGAGGCGCCGTTGACCTGGATGAAGCCGCAGCACGTCTACCAGTACGCTGACAAGCGCCGCGCCACGCCCGTGGCGGCCAACCGCGCTATCGACGTGCTGTCGCATGCTTTCACGAAGGCGGTCGAATGGGGCTACATCGACCGGCATCCGTTCAAGGGGGAAGTGCGCCTCGCCGGCGAGAAGCCGCGTGATCGCTATATCGAGGACTGGGAAGTCGTGGAATGCCTGGCTCTGGAGAGCAAGCGGAAGAAAGGAAGCGTACTCGTGCTCCAGGCGTATATCCGCCTCAAGCTTTTGACCGGCCTGCGCCGCGGCGACATTCTGCGCCTGACGAGCGCCGACCTGCAGGATGATGGAATCCATGTGACGCCGCGCAAGACCGAGCACAGCAGCGGCAAGCGGCTTATCTACGAGTGGTCGCCCGAGCTGCGCCAGGCGGTCGACGTTGCGCGGGAAGTGCGACCGGTCGACATTGCGCCGTGGCTCTTCTGCACCCGCAAGGGAGAGTGCTACTACGACGAGGGGAAGGGCACGGCCAGCGGCTGGGATTCGATGTGGCAGCGCTTTATGGAACGCGTGCTCAAGGAGACGAAGGTCAAGGAACGCTTCACGGAGCACGATCTCCGCGCCAAGTGCGCCAGCGATGCCGAGACCCTAGAGCACGCACGCGCCCTGCTCGCCCACGCGGATAGCCAAGTCACCCAGCGCGTCTACCGGCGCCTTCCAGAACGAGTTCAACCGGGCAAAATTCGCGTTTGA